TCAGATCAGAATGAACACTGCCAGCAAACCGCCGAAGATCGCCCACTTTTCCATGTAGTAACGCGTGCGATTGCGCTTTTTCAGCTCTTTGCCACGCAGTCGGACTTTGTAAATTTTGGTAAACAGTCGGTTGATCCCACCGACACGATCGCCTGCATCGTTTGGCGCACCTGCCGCCGACATCACGGTGCGGCTGAACCAGGCATTGAACGCCGCTGCCCAGCGATACTTCATCGGCCGCTCGATGTCGCAGAACAGAATGATGCGGTTTTTGTCGGTGGTGTTTTCGGCGTAGTGAATATAGGTCTCATCGAACATCACCGCCTCACCGTCGCGCCAGTGATAGCTCTCACCGTCGACATTGATATAGCAACCCGCGTCGTTCGGCGTGTCGAGACCCAGGTGGTAGCGATACGAACCGGCGTAAGGATCACGGTGACGGACCAGTTTCGAACCCGGCGGCAGCTCGGCGAACATCGCTGCCTTGATCGAACCGATGCTCTGCACCAGCTCGGTTGTACGTGGGCACAGCTTCATGGCCGACGGATGGCTCTCGCCATACCACTTGAGGTAGAAACGCTTCCAGCCACTTTTGAAGAACGAGTTGAAACCGACGTCATCGTACTGATTCGAGCGTTTGATCTCACCGGCGCGTAGCAGATTCTGCCCTTCCTGGCGAATTTCTTCCCAGTGCGCCTGCAAAGGGCTCAGATCAGGAAATTCGGAAGGATCGAGATACGGCTTGTTCGGCTTCTTCGAAAACAGGTACAGGAAGCAGTTGATCGGCGCCAGGAACGTCGAGTGATCGCTCAACTGACGGCCCAGTTTGTGACGCACGCGCCCACGAAGGTGAACGTATGCAATCGAAATGACATAAATAGCAGCAATGATGAGTTTCACGGAAATCGTCACACGTCAAAAGTGAACAAACTGCGCGCCTGCCGGCCGGTGGCCCAGGGTCTGATGCAGTGGCATGAATACAAATACTATCCCGGTGGCACTTCCTTGAGCCCTTGCCGTTAGCGGCTATTGGGTAACTGGCTGGCATTTTAGCCATACTTTGTAACCAATGGTGAACCTGATCTGTGAAAAACTGTCCGCTGAATCTGCCAAACGGCAGACGCGGCGTCATCGCCCTATCGTTTAAAGAGCCAGACCAGTACAATCGCCGCCAAACTTTACGCGCCCCCTTGGTTGATGACGGGAATGTCCCGCCTCAGCGCACTTTGACTCGGGCCAAGCGCTCCAGCCGCACCCTCGCTACTCAGAATGCTTCGCAGGAAAAACCTTTGATTTCTACAGCTAACATCACGATGCAGTATTGATCGGGGTTTTCTGAGGGTTAAAGCCAGCATTTACAGGGGGTTGCGCCCGCACCAACCCCCATCATTTCGCACCATTGGCCCAAAAATTGGCCCAAGCCTCCGGCGTTCTACCGAACTAAAATACCATCCCTGCTAATCTGGGGTCTTCCACTGAGGACGCCAAATGCAAAACTCTGACCTGCTCCCTTCCCTGCTCTTCAAGATCAACGAAAACCAGCTCGCCCTCGAAGCCGCCATCATGGAGCTGTCCAACTGGGTCGAGCAGCGTGGATCGGCAGATGTCGCCGAGAACATCCGCGGCGCACTCTGGACGATCGACAAAAACGAAGAGTTCATCAAAATGACATTGGCTGTGTTGATGACGCCTGAATGAGTGCCATATCTCTTAATTGGCGGTCAAGAAATCAGACAACAACCAATATCAGTAGCCGTCGGAAATGCATAGTGCGATTAAAGCCTAGCGACCTCTGTCCAATCTCTACTGCCTGGCAGAGGAATGGTGAGAGCCACGTCTCCAAGTTGCCCGTACAACCGAGAATGTCGAAGGAAAACACCGGTATAGCAATAGAGCTGCTCTACATAGCTCATGCTAAATTTCCTTTCTAGATTAGCGCTACTACAAGCGCTAATGTAGATATTCCCCCGATAGCCATTAGGAAATAGGCTACCGCCGCGGCCATTAGGTGTCTCATTCGTTAGGTACATATACAATTCTCGAGCATTGTAGCCAAGAGAGCCATTCGCATTTCCTATCTCCCCAGCCAATCCATGAGCTGTGATGAACAGATCCTCGTTAGGTCCTAGCTGTGGAGTGCCCGCGCTAATGAAAAGCTGAACATTACCGAAAATATTATGGTGAGCCAGCGAGTCTAGATTGGCTCTATTTGACAAAGCTGCATCGTCATTACACATCACTAATATCATCATTTCATCCTTGAACTTGGTTATGTAATCGCATGTCAGGCTAGGCTAGACAATATGGTAGTTCAACAAACCATTTTTTTTGCAAACTACATTAATTTTGGGAACCGAGGAATAAACTAAATCCAGGTAATCAAGGCTGCTGGAGCTCCATCAGCCTTAAATCGCGTGTGAAGAAACCCCTGCTGTCGCCCATGCAGCTCGTCGCCTCAACCTCGCCCGTCTGCCGCGGCTCGATTACTGTATATCCAAACAGTTAACAGCAAAGGCGCCATCCGTGGATCCCCTCTATATAGAAGATACCGACGATTGGTTCGGTACCCCGACTTCGCTCGAAACCTGCCGGCACCAGCTCAGGATGTACGAAAACGAATTTGAAGCGCTCACCCTCGAGCTCGATCGGGCACTTGAAAATATTGGGCGTTTGGTTCGTGACAACGACGCGCTCACCCAAGAGCGAAATTCCCTTAGGGCAAAGCTTCAGTACGCCGAGGGGGATTTACTGAGCGAAAGGGGCAGATTTGCGGACGTGGCGCACCAGAGAGACCATCTCTTCCATGAAAACCAGCGACTGCTCAGGGAGTTGCGTGAGCTGGAGAGCTGACCGCCTTCACATACGCCTGACACGCCTGCAGGGCAATCAGTCCGCGATCGCCTGTGTCGGTGATGGCAATAATTCGTTGAGCATGCGCTGGGTCAAGTCTGGCGCGTACGGCTCCATGATCCACGCCGCCGGCACCGGCGGTGGCTGGCACACCGCAGCCTTTGGCAGCGTCGGTTGCGTCGAGTAGGACTGACAGCCGTAAATCAGAAGTGGCAAGGCGATCGCGCAGGCGATCCTGGTTCTTTTGAGCATCGGTCATTTTCTCGAAGTGGGTTTGCTCACTGGCCGCCAGCCGTTGCTCGAGCGCCAGACGTTTGTCTTGCTCGGCCTGCTGCGCGGTGGCGGCTGCTTGAGTCAGTTGATTGAGGGTGTCGGCGTGCAGCCGCGCCTGCTCCGCCAGTTGCTCCCCGTAGCGCCAGTCCTGAAACTGCCAGGCGCTGACGGCGCCGATCAGCACCAGCGCCAGCGCGCCCACCGCTTTCCACGGAACGACCATCACGGCACATCCTTGAAGAAAACGTGGCCGCCCAACTTGAGCGTCTGCTTGGCCTTTGCTGACCAGGCCGGCGCCTTGATGCTGGTGGCGTAGTAGTGAGTGGCGCCGCCGGTGGGATCCGGCACCTTGCCGTCGATCACCTGATCAGCAGCGATCCGACATTGCGCCAGCTCGCGGAACGGAATCTGCTTCACGCCGATCAGGAACTGATAGTTCGGGTCGGTCTTGTCCCAGCAACTGAACTGGTACGGTTTCTGGCACACGCCGGCGTAGCCCTCGCCCCACCACGAATTGGTCTTGCCATCGAAAACACGGTTGCGGATCGTCCATGCCACGGCGATCTGGCCGGCAGTTCCTTCGCCGCGGGCCTCGCCCCACAGCGTGCGGGCGAGTATGTCGCGGTCTTTTTCGGTTATAGGCATCACTTTTCTCCAGGCAAAAAAAACCCGCTCGATGGCGGGTGCTGTGTTGCTAATGATTACGCGGGCCGAACCGGGCGCTGATCCTGATCAGGAAAGTGTTCGGTTCCTTCCTTCCAGTTGCTTACCTGTCCTCGGAACCTCAGCCACTGTTGCTTCGTGCCGGGCAACAGATCAGGCGGAGGAACGTCGGCGTCTGCTTCCTCTAGCGCCTCGATCTGTCGTGTAATGAGCTGAAGCTCGGTAGCACGCCATACGTTTTCGACAGCGGCCTGCTGCTGGGCTTTCTGCTGACCCAACTCTTCTTCGGTGAACTCTGGAAGGGTCACCCCGCCAGAATCCACCCAGCTCAGATACTCGGCGTAGTCGCAGTTTTCAGGGTCTTTGGAAATGTAGGCACCGTCGACCAGTCGGAGAATCACATCATCCGAATATTTATACATTTCAAACCTCGGCCGAAAAGAACAGGTTAGGGAATGCGCCGAAACTCAATACGGTGCCATAGCCAACAGTGAACGGTGTGGATATCACTGCAGCAAGCATGCAGGATTCACGACCAATCTGGCTGACAGGCAAGTTGTCCAGCGCGATACCTCCGCCCCCGCCTCCGGTCACCACCATTGAGGCGGGAGAGCCAGCCAGAAAGCTGGCGGTTGGGTTGGCACGCATAGCCCTTGGAAACCGCAGCACGCCTATAGCTGTGGTTGTGCTGTAAGTGAAAGACATTGAACAAATTGGCTGTCCCGAAACGGCCGGAGTGAGCGCCCAGCCGTAATATTGGCAATCGAACAGTTCTGACGCGTACCCCTGATCATCGGGCGCCGTCGCAACGCTGCCCAACTGGAACATGACGTCCTCAGCCCATCCTCCGGAAAGGTTGATCGTGATATTGCTGCCGGCTGGAAGGGTTGCGGTCTGACCGCCGTTGGCAATGGCGACGCCATTCACCTTCCCGGCGGCAGTGCCAACCCAAGAAAGGGTGTAGACCCCACCTCGTACGTTTTCACCCAGGATGACCTGATCGCAACCGCCAGCGGGAAAGGTTGCACGAACGCCAGCACCAGACGCGGCAAAAGCCAGTGACTGCCCTGCCACGGTCATTTTCCAGCGATCCAGCGTGTACTGGCCGGCATTAGCAGCCGCTCCGGAGACGTAGCTACGCTGATTCACCCGGAATCGAGGGTTAATCATCAGGTTTTTTGGGCCTGTCGCGCCAAGTGCCGCCCGGGCATCCTTCGCAGTTTTCGCACCTGTTCCGCCCTGCTCAATCGCGACCGCCTTGTTCGTTCCGACCAGATCGGCTTTGCTCGCCTGAAGTTTGCCGAGAGCCTTGATGATGGTGTCCGTTGCAACAACCGCACCGGGAGTAACCAAATCGACACCGGTCAATGGCACGCCGAGAACACGCGTGCTGGTCAGGTACTTGTTGGTGGAACCTTCCGGTAGACCGTCAGTAGTTGAAAGATTCAGCGCCTGGCGTACGCCCGACTGCGTTGGGTCATTGCCAAGAACCGCCAACACACCGCCGAATTGGTTCACCAGTGCGCGCAGCGCATCAGCGGAGTCTTTGACATAGCCCTGCATCGGCGCCAGCGCATAGACTCCGGCTGCGTTGGCCACTCCCAGATAGGGCGGTGCAATCGACATTGCCGTATCACTGGCGATATTGGTCACTTCGTACCAACCGCCATCAGGTCCGCGGAACGCATCGCCAACTCGGCTGTTGGCGATGAAAGCGGTGCCTGTGCCAATCACGGCGTTGGAATTTTGGACGACAGAAACCGTCCCGGCTTTGTACCAGGGCATGGCAACTTCCTATAAAAAGTTAAGCGGCTTGTTTGGCGAACACAGCCGGAAGGAAAAAGGCGAACGGGTTTGAGGCCGCAACGGTGATTGCGTATAGCTTGTTGTTGGGAAAGTCCCACCAGCAGTAGAGGTTTCGAGGAATCGCGCTACCAGAAGTCATGGACATGCCAAACGTATTGAGCAGCATGAATTCGTTCTGCGGAAAATCGAACGGCACCGAGTAGTAGATCCGAGTAAGGCCCTGCGCATCCAGGTCATACGTGACGTAATTCCAATTCTGGAACGCCCGGGTGAAGCTAGCATTCGGGGTGCCAGAATCGAACAGCAGCTTCCCGGTACCATCCCACAAACGCATCCCATACTGAGCAACTTCCTGCGCCGCGAAGGCAGCGACAAAGTATCGACCGTTGGGCTGCGCTGTGCTCACGTTGTAGGCCCGAACATAAAACCCGGTCCAGTTCCCTGCCGATCCGATGAGACGCATCTGGCAAAGGCCTGCGATTGAGTTGACAGTGTCCGGACGGACGAAGACCAGCGGCGGTTCCAGCGACGTGACCGGTCTCGCAAAATAAGTCGTTGAACCGAGGCCGCCCTCCTCAGTCGGGGAGAACCTTCCCGAGGAAATCACCATCAATCGAGCGAACTCGGAATCAAGCGTGACGACATTGCTGTTGTTGGTGAATTGAACGCCATATGCCATCAGCTCCACCTCATCACGATCAGCCGCATGGTTCCGGACGATGTTGTGCTAGCCGCATATGTGCGTGTGTGGTTGTAGACGCGGACCACACCGTCGAGCATCTCGGTCTCAAATTGCATTTGAGAAGCGCTGTAGGCTCCAGTCGGAACCACGATGGCGGTACCATTGCTGGGGCCGACACCAGGCACTGCGAAATCCTGACTTCCCTTCGACGCCCCTACCGCAAAAGTCACCAGTGTTGATAGCGCAACTCGAATCGTGAATGAGTTCTCGTCGATCTGAAGGGCGCCATCGGCGCCCCAGATCCTCATGCCATAATTACTCATGCAGCCAAGTTCCCCCATTGGTAGCGTTTTACGCCGTTCTCATCGAACACCTTGCCACCGTTGTTGTTGATGGTCTGGCGGGCGCCACCGCCAAGCGGGCTGTTCAGCTCGAAGTTGCCCGCCTTGTCGATACGCCATCCTTGAACGCCAGCGATATAGTTGTCCGACTGGATGAAGAAGCCGATCTTGGCGTTTCCAATGGATGCATCAGCGATAAACGCCGAGTTCATGAACACCTGCCCACCCTGAACCGCAAAAGGCACAGAGATGGCACCGCCCGCGATGGTGTTTACGATGGCGAACCGGTCAGCACTCACCAGGAACTGGCTTTGGAGACCGGCACCCGTGTTTTCGATGCCGAGGCCGATACCCGCCGCGACGTACTGCCCACCCGCCGTTACCTGCATCTTCACCGACCACATTGTCGACAGCTTGCCGCTGGTGTCCGCGTAGGCAGTCGAGGTCTGTTGTATTGCGGCCGTGTTGTCACCGACCGTCACATTCAACTGTTCGATCTTCGTTGCCGTTGCGGATTGATTGGTGACCACCACTTCCGTCAGGTTAGTAACGTTGGCGGCGATTTGGGTAATGTTGTCGGCATTGGAAGTAATCTTGGCGTCGTAGGTCTTCAGCTCTCGAGCTGTTGCCTCGATTTCCGACGCCCTTACCTTCTCTTCCGTTGCGATCGCCGCAGTGCTGCTCCACCCCTTCAAAGCATCTGCCAGCTCACCCTCTCCGTCGTCATCACGGAAAGAAGCGCGCAGCGCCTGAAACGCCGTCGCCTGAGCTGTGACAACGCCGTCGAGTTCTGTGATTTCTGCGGTGTTGGTTGCGACCTGCTGGGCAAGCCCGTTGGCAGTTTCCAGGGTCTGGCCAACATCGAGCCAATAGAGCGGATTGGGTGGCGGGGTGTTCGCTGGGACCGGACCGGTGGCTTGATAGATCCGTTTGCCCTGCACCACCAAGTCGTACTCTTCGTAGGTATCGTCAGGGTTGTAACCCTTCAGCCCGTCGAGTGCATCGATCTGAGCCTGCAGACCCGGGATCTTATCGATCTCGTCGAGAATGTCCTGGCCCAACTCGGTGCGACCGATCTCGCCCGCGATCATTTCCAGAATCGCGGCAGCGTCAGCGCTCGACTGACCCTGCACACCCATGCCGATCGGATACCAGGGTCCGATGTTGCCGATTTTGTCGACGATCCGGCCCCAGAAGTAAAACGTCACGCCAGCTCGCAGGCCGAGCAACGAAAAGTCACTCTGTGGGTAAGCCAAATCGGTCAGCTTGGTCGCAGCGTCCAAGCTGGTGGTCGGCCCGTACCAGATCTCTGTCCGCTGGCTGTCCTCAGCGCCAGCAGGGAAGCCCCATTTCAGATAAATGCCGAACAGCAGCGGCGTGGCCGTCAGGTAGCTGAGTGCCGGCGGTAAGCCTTCCTTGCCTTTGAGGTTGGTCAGGATCGAGTTGCGCCACTGCGAAGAGATGTCGAAAGCACTCACCGCCCGCACCCGGGCCACGTAGGCACCGGCATAGATGCCGACCACGTCCACGTTGTTCATGCCAGTGCGCTGCACCTTGATCCAGTTTCCGCTGTCCTTGCGCCACTCCACGTCGTAGCCGACCGCGCCATCCACGGCGGGCCAACTGATGGTCATGGTGGCCACGGCCAGGCCCTGCACCACCGACGACGTCGATGCGAGGGACACGCTCGCCGGAGCTGGAACCACGGTGATCGGGATCACACTGATCGGCCGCTCTTCCAGGCGTGCACCGGTGTCGATGTGCGCGAACTTGCTCGGCTCGAACTGCAGCGCGCAGATCTCGAAGTCGCCTTCGGTTGTGCGCTTGGTGCGCAGCACGCGGTACAGCGGGATCGCCAGGTCATCAGCGTCTAGCGCCCATTGCAGTTGCGCGGTCGGCGGTTCGCTGTAGGCGACCGTGACGGTCACGGCGCGGTCGTTGACGCTCTGCACGGTGCGCCCTTCGGCGCGGCCGCCCGGCAGGTTGATGATCAACCGATCACCAGCCTTGGCCTGGGTGTCGCGATCGAGCGTCACTACGCGGCCAGCCGCTGACGAGATCCGCCCGCCCACCTCTCGGCCCGCCAGCAGCGAGTCAGCCACCGGGATGATGTGGCCAGGCAGCGGAATCACGCCTTCCATGCCGGTCTTGAACGACACGGTGCGGTCTTGGTTGTTGCTCAAGATTGCCCACTTGCCGCGGCGCTGGGCCTCGGAGGCGCGGGTACAGCCAATGGCGCTCAGCTCGGTCGGCCGGTCGCCATACCGGCGCTGCAGATCCAGATCCGCGAACGGGATGACGTCGGTGTCGTAGTTGTTGGCGGGGTTGTCGTAGCTGACCAGCGCCCGGGTGTAACGGGTCTTCGCCGAGGCGCTGCCGTACGAGAATTTCCCGTCGATGACGTTGGCCCGGGTGAACACGTAGTCGAAGTCCTGCGCGCGCGGCATGTCGGCCTGCATCACCAACTGCCCCTGCGCCCAGTACGTCATGCCCCGGTAAATCGCCGAGATATCGCGCAGCAGCGACCAGGCGTCAGCCTTCCCTTGCAGGTTCATGTCGCAGAGGAAGCGCGGTTCCTGACCGCCGAGGCCGTTCGGCACCAGCTGGTCGCAATACTGGGCAATGCGGTACAGCTCCCACTTGTCGACCATGAACGGCTTGATGCGCTTGCCAAGGCCGAAACGCTCTTCGGTGCAGATACCGTAGGTGATCCACGCCGGGTTATTGGTCCAGGCCGACTTCATCGAGCCGTCCCATGTTCCGGTGTAGGTCCGGGAGATCGGGTCGTAGTTGCTCGGCACCATCCAGCGCCGGGCCTTGCACTTCACCGTCACGGCCGGAATGTTGGTGAACTGCTCGGCGTCGAACTCGATGTAAAGCAGTGCGGTGTTCGGGTATCGCAGCTTGGCGTCGATGACTTCGGTGTAGCCGGCCACCAGCATGGTGTCCGAAACTTTGTTGCTGTTCTGGTTCGGCGTCAGGCGGCGCACGCGGATCTGCCAGCCCGTGGTGGCGGTCGGCAGATCGATACGGCGCGAGCGCTCGTAGCGCGTGGTGGTCTTGCCGTCGGCGGCGTCCACCAGCACCTGCTGATAGGCGCCGCCATCGGTGGCCACGTCGATGGCGTACTCGATCCGGTAACCGCCGACATTGCCTTCATCGTCTGACCGTTGCAGCGCCGGCCAAGCCAAGCGCATGCGCACCGCCGACAACTGGGTATTGCTGATCGAGCGCACCCAAGGCGAATCGCTGCGCAACTCGATGTTCAGCGAGGTCTCGTTCTCCACGGACGGGATGCCCGGGATGTAGGTCTGATCCACTGAGCCCGGGCGCCAGTCCCACTTCACGTTCGGGAAGTTGTAGTTGCCGCTGGCATCGCGGATCGGCGTGTTGTCCAGGTAGATGTCGTAATCGGTCGGAATGCCGTCGAACTCGCCCTCGCCCACGGCTATCAGCAGTTTTGCAAGGTTGGTCGAGCGCAGGCTGTCGCTGGCTTCGACCGGCGACTTCGGCTTGCTGCTGCCGCCCTTCTCGCCGTGGATCTCGATCTGTTGCGCTGCGCCCATGCTTTCCTCCAGGCATAAAAAACCCGCCTCATGGGCGGTGTGGGTGTCCATACAGCGTGGATGAAATGCCAGTAGCGACCACGCGCTGTGGAGTAGTAATTTCCTGACCTCTCACAACCAAGGAGCGGTCATGTCCATCAGAAGTCTCGCGAAGAATTTGCCGAAAGATCCCGACAACTCTGGCTGGGTGCTTGGCTGGGGCGTTATTCAATCAGCGCCTTGGAAGTTCATCGACATTTACGCATCGAAGGACGCTGCTGAGTCTGAAGCCGCGAATCGCGGAACTGGATATCAGGTGGAGTACGGCTCTCACGAACTTGGCACCGACAACTTCATGGGCGGAATTCAGCCATAGCGCCAGGCTGTTGCACGCTGAATTCGATCTTGCAGTTACCAGAAATCAGCGAGGCGGTTAGCCCCGGCCTGCCCAGATAGGTACGCCGGAAGCCATCTGCTGACAAGCATTTCCCGGCGAATCCAAAGCGGTCAATTTCCTGTCCCTGAAACGTAATGGCGACGATCGCTTCGTCGCCGCAAACGGCCCCATTCTCTATCCGATAAAGGTCGCGAACGGTGATCTGGTAGGTCGAATTGTTGGTCATACTTTGTCCTCCGCCAGGATCGAGGCCGAGATGATCATTCCGCCCCACCGGCGCTCGCCGATGCAGATCGGTACCGGGTTGCCGCTCGCTGTGGTGTTTTTGGCGCTGCCGAAGGCGTAGGACGGTGCGTTTTCAGGGGATGCGCTTTGCTTCAGGCCTGAAGCTTGAGGACTGAGCAATTGGATTACACCGCCAGCGACTGTTCCGATACCCCCGGCAATCAGAGCTGCGCCGATTGGGGATGCAGCGCCAAATGACATTCCACTGATAACAACGCCAGCGACAATCATGACGGCGCCGACGATGGTTTGCAGAACCCCAGCACGCTTACTTCCTGAAATTACAGGAACTATTTTCAACTCCCTTGTGCCTCCAAGGCCAAAATCCTTCTCGCCAACATTTTTGCCATCACGAAAAATGGCAAAGCGCATCCCGAGCTGAGCGAGACGTTTGATCTCGTCTTCAAATCCATCAATCGTGCGGCTGAGCGCCCTGAATACTTCCCAAGAGTTTCCAGAATCCAGTAACCGGCTATGCGTGGTGCCAAACCTTTTCGACAACGAGCCAACGAGTTTTATGCGAGTCATCGGCGTGTAGTGCGCTGCTGTTGCCGCCATGTCTTTCTCCAGATATAAAAAAACCGCCCGAAGGCGGCTAAATATTTATGAGCTCAAATGCATTTTTTGGCTGATTCCTTCCACCCGCTTGTACCCGCCCAATCCATTGGAAGGAAAACCCGAACATTTGATCCAGCCTTCACCTGGTCAACAACCGCCAAAGCCACCACTCCCGAAAATGCTGTCGACGCTGCGATCTTATAGCCAGTTTCTGTCTCGACCGCGCTGGTTGATGGGTTGTACTCCAGCCACTTTGGCGCAAGACAGCGAGCAAACTGCTGTGGCGACTTATTTGTCTGACTCGAAAAAGCCGGCCTGTCATTCTCAAGACCAGATGTAGAGCATCCCACAAGCGCCGTCATTGAGATGACGCTAAGAACTCCAAAAAAACGCATGGCAATTGTCTTCCTTTCGCGGCGAGAGGGAAGAAAGCTACCACGCTATAAAGGCTCGATAAAATTAGTGACGTTTTTCGCCAGTCACCTCGCCGCTCGCCGCAACGCTGAATAGGCCCGCCCAATGTTTCACCAGATCGGCATCAGCCGACATGCCGCACCAGCCAAGGAGCTGCTTGACTACAGGATGATGGCCGCCGGCTGTTTCAATAAGCACCTCAGGCTCAACACCGTAATCAGCGCAGAATGCCCACCAAGCAACTTTCGCAGCATTCATTTGCGCCATTAAAGACGGCTGGTCCTTTGAAACCTGGACCGAAAGCGCAAGGCCGCGCATCTCAAGCTCAAAAAGCGCTGCAACGCGAGGGAGCATCCGAGCAGTGTTCAAGTACTCCAGGTCATGAACTTCAACTCGCTCCAATGGGCTGCTGTCCATCAGCTTCTTTACCTCTTTGAAGTCCTTGCGCGCCATGGCCTCGATCGTCAGCCTTACCCGCTCCCGTGTTTCAATTTTGCTGTAGTCCATCGTGAATCCCCTGAGGTGGTTTCGGTACGCCGAAAGCCCCGCATAGGCGCGGTTCTTCGGGTTCGTGAGAGGTCAGTTCAATTGAAGCGTGTGCTGGCCATCGTGCTGGATCGCGAGAATCTTTCCTTCAAGGCCGGGCTTCTTGATTTGCCAGCGGCGTAGGGTCTTTCCGGCGAAGCTGGCAATGCCGCGCTCCTGTTGATACTCAAGCATCAGGTGATTACGGAGCTGCTCATAGGAAAGGCTCCTGCTCTGCAACTCCTCAGTCATCCAGTTGAACGCGTCAATGAACGCCTCTTTCCAGATTGCCACCTTCTCACCCGTGAAGCCCATGACCAAGAACATGCACCTCCGCACACAATGCGCTTGGAGCGCCAGAGCCCTTGGCTTGGATATCAACAAAGTACTGAGAGCCCTCAGTAAATACCGTACATCCGGTGTCGCCCCCCCCCTATGCGGTTTGCCGCCGTATGGTCAGGATCGCCGCACCGAAACCGATAAATGTCGCCCCTACCACGCGATTGACCCAACGGGACAGCGCAGGCCGGATCAGTAATCCCTTGGCTCGGGAGGCGAGCGCGGCATAGATGCTCAGAGACGACACCGACAATGCCATGAAGATTGAGGTAAGGATCAGAAACTGCGGCAGCAATGCCGCGCTCTGATCGATGAACTGCGGAAACAGAGCGGTGAAGAACATCGTCGCCTTGGGGTTGGTTACCGCCGTCAGGAAGGCTGATTTGAAAAGCTTGGAACGAGTCGGCCGGCCTTCATTCAAGTCATCTTGAACTCCGTCGGGAAGCATCGGGCTTTTTCTGAACAATTGTCTGAAGCCCAGATAGAACAAATAACCGGCACCGAGTAACTTCACCGCGTTGAACAGCCATTCGGAACTGGCAAGCAGCGCACCAAGCCCTAACATGGCAGAGGACGATAGGCAGAACAAGCCACTGGCGTTGCCGAGGGATGACCACATGGCGCTGCGCTGCCCATGGGCCAGGCTATTGTTGATCGCCATCAAGATAGCAGGCCCTGGGCTGGCGATGGCAATCGCGGCGACCATTGTAAAAGTGAGAATCGAGTGAGAATCCATTTTCAGAACTCGTGGTAGTGAGGAATGAAATGTTACAGGAACGAAGGGGGCAATTTTCCTGGCTTTGTCATGTCTAGTAGGAGAGCTCTGCTAAGCGCTTCAAATACACCTCCAAGCTATTCTTAGTCGACCACTGACCTAGAGTTCTCGCAAGGCAATCTCAGCCTCTCATGAGCCCTGGGTTCCATCGGGGCTGTCATCATGGCGCTGTACATCATGCACTCATGAGTATCTGAAACGGACTCGACATGCTGGACAGCGCTCCTACGATCAGTTTCATGCAGGTCACTCCTGTGTAAATGGTGAACGATATCACTGGGGTGGTTGGAAATGAAAAAGCCCAGCATTCGCTGGGCCTTCTACGCTCAATCTTTTTTTGGTGCCGGCGCTGGTGGCGGTGCTTTTGGTGGTTGAGGAGGAAGTACGCTTCTGGTCCGGTCAGGATTAACGTTCATCCCATCATTTACGTGCTTGCGCTCCAAAATCATTGGGCGACCACTTTTTTGATCATTCATTTCACGCTCCCCTGTGGTTCCAGAAATTCAACCCATTGCACATCGCTATTTGGGACCATCAAGAATGTCACTCCGTCTTGAGGCTGAGCTTCATCGTCGACAAGCCAAGTCGGAAACTCCATTAAAAAATGTCCCGTCTCAGGCTCAGCTGGCCACGCTAGCGGGTAGCCCATGAGCCTTCGTCCATCTTTAAAATTTAGTACAACTCCTCGATCTGGAAATCGCAAAAAAGCGTATCGCCATTCACCCACAGAGGCTCGAGATGTCAGCCCGATGCGCCTAGCGAACCTGTAGAGCAAATCATGCTGCGATAAATAAGCGAGACCAAGACCAAAAACTACCGCCAGAACTATAGACCAAGTGGTAGCGACGTTCGCTGTCCAAACACCAAACGTATGCCACTGCCCAATCCATAGGGCAATTTCAGAAATCATATCTACAAAAAATTTGATTAGCGCGGTACAGATCAATGCCTGAATTACTTGCTCAAATTGAGCTGGCTTTTTCGCATCCGCCAACCAATAAAAAACCACGGTCGCCAAAAAACCTGGCAAAAGTGCCTGCAATACGGGCAACAGCTTTGATACAGCCTCATCCATTTCAAAGCACTCTCATATAATTCATTCGAAGACAGCTTCTCCCTGTCGGGATATCCAGTATGGACGTAAGGCCAGTACCTGCCTCACATAGCGCCATAGTAGCTTTATGCCTCCAACAGGGCCATACGAGGGATTGAAGATGGCAGAGGTAATCGCGAACACCGCTCACTACGTCCAGAAGATCGCGCCGACACGTCGAGATGATGTTGATCAGTGGCAATATGTTTACAGCACTGGATCAGCAGTTCCTGCCTCTGGCATTTATCGGTGCACAGGTTGCGGTGATGAGATCACCTCCAACAAAGGCGACAAATTCCCTCCTCAAAATCGGCACCAACACACCGATCCAAAGATCGAGGTGCAATGGCAACTGATCGTCAGGACTCAAACGAAGAGCTAAAGGATTCCCCAGTCCTTTGCCTGCAAGCCCAAGGACTGGGATTGCGCCAATTTCGGCGCGGATAGCGCAAGGAGCATCAAATGAGTGAAAAGAAAGTTCTGAGTTCATTCGAGACAGGAACCCTCGCAGCGATCACCCTAATTGGGACGGCCCTTGCTAGCCTGGATTTTTCGAAGCGCACGAAAATCAGCAATGCGGCGCAGGAACTTATGGAAGCGCTACCCTTTGATCGAGATTACGCTGATGGCTCATCGGGCAATCATTTGGCGCTTCGAGCGCTGATAAAAGGTTTGCACCCAGTTGAGTCACCGAAATCCGACGACTGATCCATTGCAACAACTTCCCTGCGTCAGCGTGACCAGGGAAGTCGCTAACGGGCTTATTTTTCGATTGTATTTCACTCATCAATAGCTCCAGCGGCACCGCCGCGTCATTTGGTTGGTTGTGCATTTTTGTGCCTGAGGATCAGGCGTGTGCGGTCGAGCCATGGTCCGCCGAACACGATGACCTCCGACGGCCTGCCGTAGAGGTGGTGCAACAGAAAAGGCCCTGGCCCGAACGTCGTCGCGTCCTCACCTGGCAGCGCCGGATCGGCGCCGAGGAAGATCCCTGCGTGGTTCGGGTAGACCGTTCGACCTACCTCCATCACGATCATGTCGCCGCGCTGCGGCTGGTCAACCCGGTAGAAGCCGGCGGCCTCATAGTTCGCTTCGTACAGGCTCGTGTTGTCCTTGCTCTCCCACCAGCCATCGGCGCGTTTGAAGGCTTCGAACTCCAGCCCCCATTCGCGCTTGTACCAGTCCGCGCAAACCTGCCAGCAGTCCCAGGCGCCGTGTACGAAAGGCCGCTTGAGCAGCGGCACTTCGCCGGAAGGCATGACTGTCCTCAAATCCCCTTCAGGCCAGCTGAGAATGTGCCACGGCATGGCCGTCGCTTCGCACATGGCCAGATCTCGCGGTGACGGGCGGCTGGTGGCGTCCGGATGTGAATGAACCACACCGATCACCTCGCCGACGTCCTCGGCCGCTGCGTACTCCTCCGGGTCGATTCGAAACTCTTCGTTCGGCTCGGTAGACACGTTGCGGCACGGGTAGTACTGCTGCTTTCGACCCACCGCCAGCAAAAGACCGCAGCACTCTTTCGGATACTCCGCCGCAGCGTGCACCTGAATCGCGTTCAAAATGTGTTTGCGCATATCAGCTCCGTGCGATCAGCGAAACGGCCGGGAAGCCGCCGAAAGGCAGCGGGCTGCCCTCGCCGAAGCGCGGGATGCAGCCCTTGCCCAGTGTGGCGTCGCACTCGTCCAATTCCGGGTTATCGGTGACTACGCCGTCCTTGGTCACGTACGGGCCGGTGTAGCCGCAGTTCGGCCCACGGTAGCCGCCGGTGAGGCACCAGTGGCAAAGCGTCGTGGCCTGCCGCCCAATCGACTCGCTGCCGACGTCGCCCGGGCTGGCCAGCTCCCAGCTGACCGTCTCCCCGTCCTCGTTCGTCTTCTGGTCGATGTACCAGACCTCGATCGTCTCCTGGGTCGGATCTGCCGTCGGATTGCCGGCCGGGAAGTTCGCCGCGTCGAGGTAGGTGCCCAACGTGTGACGCATGGTCAGCTTGAACTCGAGCAGATCCTCGAACGCGAGGCACAGTGCCGTGATGCGGCCATTGACGTTGCCGACCGACAACGTCGGCCGCACCGCCGTGCCGTCTCCATTCGCCTCAATGCCGTCGATCTGCATTGGCCAAGCGCTGTACTCGTTGCCTTGCCAGTAGATGGCCTTCGCCGGCAGTTGGTCGGCATTGTCGCCGGCGGCGATCAGCTCAGCCGCCGTGTGCGGTATCGCATGCCCATGAAAGCGCAGAACATCCGCCCCATAGTCCGTGCCGTCCAATTCAAAGAGCAGCACTTCGCTGCCAGGTTCAAGCACCTGGATGTCACTGATCAGCGGCATGATTGCCCCTTATGGTTGGAATGCCCGCTCGAACGTGGCAGTGAGCTTGAAGATCCCGCCACCCATAGGTGTGGGAGCGGGATTTTTGCAGGTGAACAGTCCGAGTTGGCCGAGCGGCGTTGTCCAGAGAAACGCCTTTGCCCCGGCGTGCCGATCAAGGAACGCCATGATCTGCTGCACCACGGCCTTCTGGCCGACGCAGGTAACTGGATAGGAGTCCTCTTTGTTGTTCGGGCCGTCGCCGACGTTCTGCGCGTAGCCGTTACCAAACTTCGAGGTGCGCACCCGATAATTGATATCGGGTGTTTCCCCGCGCTCGGTTGGCCAGGTGAATTTCTCGATGGCCATCAGGCCCTCCCATTTGTCAGGCGCCAGATCGAACCGCCCGGCTGCAGCGCTCGGGCAATCGCAGTTTCCGCTTCGGTTTTCGCAGCCTGCTGGATGCTCTTGCCAAGTTGGTTGGTTGTCTCTTGCGAAACACCCGCTCCGTCGCTCCCAGAAGTCTGCACCGAGACCGCTACCGGAAAGTTGTACGTGTTGCCGCCACCGCCGGACATTGCGGCCAGAGCAGGGCCGCCGCTGGCGGTCAACGGCGTGACGCTGCCGCCGTTGGCACCGGTCATCAGGAACGACCGGCCGCCCTCGTTGTAGAGCTCCGGCCCCAGTTCGTTGACTTCGTACAGAGAGTTCGGCGAAACAGGCCCGCCTGCTGCGCGGAAACCGGCAAACGAAACAGAGCCAGCACTCGCGTCAAACTGGCTGGCAAAACTGTTGGCACCGGCTTGAGTTGCACCAGAGGTTGCTGCGCCTGTAGCGCCGCTCCCACCAGTGAAATAGCTGGTTGCAGCTCCGACGAGGCTGCCCAGAAGTGCCGAGCTGGCCTGCCGGGTCGCGATCCGCGCCATGTCTGCCAAGATCGATTTAGTGAAGTCGGCAAACGACAACTTCCCAGTAATGGCGAAGTTGACGATCGAGTCTTCCATCGAGCTGAAGGCGTTGCCGAATAGGGTTTTGGTCTGGCCGGCAATATTGCTCGCCGAGTCCAAGTAGTTGGCCCAGGCCGACGTTGCGCCCTTTGTCCAGTCACCTTGTGCCTTTTCCACATCCGCGTAGTTCTGCCGGATCTGGTCGGTTGCCGCCTTATTCGCATCAGCGAGAGCCTGCGATTTACGGCTGAACTCTTCCTCGGACATATTCCGCGACGGATCGGACTTTTGATTTGCCAGTTCCAGCGACTGCTGAGCGAACCGGTCTTGCTGGCTGTTCAGCTCATTGCTGAGCGCGTTTTGCCGATCACCTTGGCCTACGCCATTGACGGCACGCTGCCCGGCAAGCGCGAGCGCCTTCTGCTGCTGCCCGAGAGCGGCAACGTACTGGCTGATCGCGTACGTCTGCTTGTCCAGACGCCCCTGCTCGGCGGTGGCCAGCACCTGCTGTTGGCTGTCGGCATCCTTCTGGGCCTTGACCATCGCCGTGCGAGCATCGGCAATCTTCTGGTCCAGTTGGATGCTCTGAGCTGCCGTGGTGCTGGACTTGCTCTTCACCGCCTCCAGCGCCGCGATCTCGGCCTCGTAGGCTGCCGTGACCTCATCTCGTTCATTGCCGATCAGGCCGTCACGCTTTTGCACATATTCGGCTTGGGAGATGAGACCAGCCTTCTGCGCTGCATCCAGTTGCTTCTGGGCGTTGCTGTACTCGGCCAGAATTGTCGTGAGCTGGTTTTTGGCATCGTTGAAGTCGGTCAGGTCGACTGCGGAGCCTGCCTTCTTGGGCTCCTTGAACTTGTCATTGATCGCCTGAAGGGATACCGCATATTCGCGATTGATCCGATCAGCATCGACGTTGTTGCCGCCTAATGCCTTGGCTCTATTGCGATCAAGCTCTGCTATTTCGAGCTTTTTCTTCTGCTCCTTGTCGAGGCCCGCCAGGTAACTGGAGTGCAGCGACTTGCCCGCCTCTATTGCATCGTCTTCAGCCTTTCTTCGATCGCCTTCAGTTTTTGCACGCTGATCTTCTACGAAAGACAGAAGCTGGAGTTGGTAAAGCTCCTGCTTCGACGACTTCAACTTCGCGGCGGCATCGGTATCACTCGGATCCGCGTTTACTGCGCTTTGTGCATAGGCCACTTTCTGTGAAAGCTCAGTAATTCGCTGAGCTGTACTAGCCTGCCTGCCGACGTTATTGAGCGCATCAAGCGACTTCTTGGCTTCTTCGGTGATGCCTTTCCAGGCGCGCTCGACATAGCCAAGGTTATTCGTGATTTCAGTTGCGCGGGTTTTGACCGTATCGGCATAGGTATCGGTGAGCAACTTGGTTGCGCCGATCTCGTTGCCCTGCTCCTTCAGGGCGACAATCTGTGAGTAAACCGATGCTGTCAGGAAATGGTACTGATCATTCAGTGTCTTCGCGGCGGCGACTGGATCATCCGCAATCTTGACGAACTCAGCTACCGTTGCGTCAACTGATTTGCCTGTCGCCTTTTCCATCTCCAGCGCAGCTTCGGCAATTTCTGAAAAGCTGCCACTGGCGAGCTTTCCGGTTCCGGCCAGCGCTGCCAGTACATCAGCCGCTGCGCCAGTAGTACCCACGGTAGAGCTGACTTGGCGAGCCATATCTGCAAGCTGACCTGCAGTTGTTCCTGCAAAGTTACCCGTCGAGACGATCGACTTGTTGAACTCATCTTGCTCTGCGGCGCCTTTGTAGTACGCATATACGAGTCCCCCGATTGCGGCTGCTGCCAAAGCAATGGGGGCTGCCATAGCCAGAAATCCAACAGCACTTGCGCCCGCTCCCGCACCAAGCTGCGCAATCGCCCGCGCACCACTACCCCAATCCCCAGACTGCAGGGCATTGGTCAGCTGCATCACGTTTTCTTGAGCCTGGCGAGTGCCGAGCTTCAGCTTGTCGAATGCAGTTTCTGTCGCGGTCAGGCCGTCACGGTCTTTGCCGATCTTTGCCAGCGCCTCACCATAACGAGTCGCGTCGATCTGGCCGGCCTTGTACAGATCGTTGAGCGCTTTCTCCTGCGCCTCCAGCTTTGCCAACTTCGCAGTGACCGGGTCGATGCCGTTGACCGTGCGCTTCAATGCTTCGATCTGACGGTTTTCAGCGTCGATCAGCCGCTGCTTCTGCGCCATTTCCTTGGCTTCAGCTTTCTCGATGCGCTCATACGCCTTGCCAAGCCGATCCTGGTACGCCTCCTGCTGCTCAATGGTGACGAGACCGCCCTTCCTGGCTCGCTCCAGCAAGCCTTCAGCCTGGATCAGTTGCTCCATGCTGCCGATGTTGCCGGACATCGCCTTGTCGAGCAGGCTGATGATCGCGATTTCACTGGCCGCACTGGCACCTGCCTTGCGGCTGGCATCAACCTGGCGCTCTTTGGCGCCCTTGGCCTTGTCGATGCCCTGAGCAGCCTCATTCTCGGCCTGACTGATCTTCTTGCCAGTGTTGGCCAGGCCCTCGCCCGACTTGCCGAGATCATCAATCGCCTTTTCGGCATCAACTGCCGAGTCGACCAGCTTGTCGAGATCGTCAGCCGCCTTGGATGCCGACGAGGAGTTCACCTCGATACCGAGGGACGCGAAGGTGGTGCTCATTTACTGTCCCTCTGTTCCGCCATCACCCGCAGGGCTTCGGCTTCCATGACACGGATGTCTGGAAAGACGTCGGCGACCTCCGACCGGGTGAGGCCAAGAAAGCCGGCGACATGGCGAATTGACGTGTAATCGAGTCCGGTAGCGCCACACGCGCTTGTACGCCACTGAGTGCCCATGGCCTCGAAGACCTTGAAGGCTGGCCAGACATCAGGCCAGACCTCACAGATTTCATCGGGCATGTCACGAAGAGAAAGGCCGAAGGCCGCCAGCGATTCGGCTGACGGACCCGGCTCGTACAGCTTGCGGGAGACGCTTAGGAGTTTCCCAAGCGGGCGTTACTGAAGGCTTCGGAATAAGCGGCCAGCACCGCGCCCGGCGTGGCGGCGATGGAGCTAACCAGGATGCGCAGGTTTTCGTCGGTGAACTCTTCAGCGATATCCCAGCCGGCGATGATCGCCTTCAACTGCTCGACCTGCAGATCAATCAGCAAAGCCGTGAACTGTTCAATGCCGGCCTCTTCCGCTTTCTCCTTGAGCGCCTTGTGGCGCTCACCCCACTCTGCGTAGAGGCCAGCCAGTTCGGTGCGGTCGCGATACTTGAACTCGAACTCAACGCTAACCGGATCGCCGCCGACCGTTGGCAGCATGACGACGTGCTTGAAGGTTGGATTCCGGGCGAGTGTGAACTTTGCCATGTGCCTTCCTTACGCCGAGGCGCTATAGCGGGTTGGGCGGCCGGTCAGCGCGATGCTGATAACGCGGGTCATCAGGTTGTTGCGCGACATGGTCGGGGTCGAGGTGATCGAGACGTAACCGTTGTAGATGATCCGGCTGCCGCCCGGCAGGTTCAGGCGCAGAACGCGGGCCTGCTTGTCGTCGTCAGCCTCCTCGCAAACATCGACATAGGGCTGCGACGGATCGTCGGCGACCGTGATGGTCAGCGTGATCGGGTTCTTGGTCGTCGGCATCTGGCGGTCATCATCGTCAGCCAGGAAGCCGAACGTCAGAAACTGCTGGTCGCCGCCGCTCGACCCGAGCTCGGTGATTTTCGAGATCTCGGTGAAGGTCGTCACCTCGCGCGCGGCACCGACGCCCGAGCCGGCCGGATACTGCTGAATGTTCGTGGTGTTCACGCCATCGAGCGCAAAGGTGCCGCTGGCAATCTCGCCGACTTGCACGGCGCGGCCGTCCAGGCGGGTCCAGCCAGAGCTGAGAGCGACAATGTCGCCTTCGGCCAGTCCGTGCGCTGCAGCGGTCGCCACTGCCGGGTTGGCATTGGTCAGGGCAGTGAATGGGATTGCAGCGCCATAGGCGGAAGCAATTTCGAACGTTGCGCCGTTGGGCATTTGAATGCCGGCCATGGGGTTTTCCTCTCTTCAGAAATAACAAAACCCGCTCAATGGCGGGTTCTGGGTTTGCCCAATGGGCGGATTAGTTGGTGTCGGCGCGGTACGCGAACGAAACCGGAACGGTGTAGGTCGTGTCGTCTGGGATACCTGGCCCTTGATCGACTGGCGTCATGGTCACCACGGTCAGTGCATTCTTCGTGATTCGCTCGTACAGCGGAAACAGCGCGGCGATCTGGTCAGCCAGCGCGCCGGCCGCGCCGCGATACTTGCCCGCCGGCGTCACGATGCTGACTTGAAACACGCCGGTGAACAGCTTGTGATCGCCGGCAAGCGTGTTGCTCGCGGTATCGCCCGGCAGAGTGAAAGCTCGCAGGTAGGTGATGCCAGTTCCGGGTTCATAGGCCTCGTTCTCGACGACAACCTTGATTGGCACCGGTAGCGCTTTGGCCCAGGCGATCAGCCTGGCCTCATAGATCGAAGCGATGATGTTATGGCTCATACCTGGTTGTTCCTGATGGCTTCGTCGACGATCTGCTGGAACCGCGCGAGCGTGATGCGCACCATGCCGCCCGGTGCCTGTTTGGAATGGCCGTACTCGAGCGGCACCGCATATGGCAGGTTGTTCACGATGTACGCCGTTTGCCCGATCGTCAGCTGCTCGACCTGAAGCCTGAGCTTCGCCAGCGTGACGCCGCCGGCCGGATCGACCTGATCAAGTTCGCCTTCTGCCGGCGCCCCGATCGAGAACTGCCAGTTCCCGCGAAATCGGCCACCGACGTAATCCTTGCCGGCAACCAGTCCATTCACGTTGAAGTTCTGGTCGCGCTCGGTCTTTGTCAGCGGCTTGGCGTACTTCACGCCGCGCTTCAGCTTCCCGGCCTTGGTGAAATTGCTCTCATCGAGATTGATGAGGGTGTTGCGCACGGCGACCTTGAAGTCGTAGTGATCGGCAGCGCGGGTATTGGTAGCGCGATGCGCCACGTTCGCGGCCCAGATCTCGGGGTTACCCACCGGTGACATGCGGATGACGCTGCTACCGATCTCGATCACGATTTCGCGGAAGGTGGCGTCGAGCCCGGCCTGGGCCTGCTCGGCGAACTGGCGGATGTTCTCGGCAAAGCTGCCGTTGAGGCCTGAGTATTTGCTCACGACCGCACCTGCAACTCATACAGGACTGGCGTGCCGGCTGGGTTGACCTCTTTCAAAGGCGGCACGATGGACCAGGTACGACCCTGAATGATCACTTTGTTCAGCAAGTCCGGCACCCACTCCAGGCCCTGCGCGGCGATCTTGAGCTTCTTGTCGCCCTGCTTGATGAGGCTGTTGTTCTGGAATTCCTGGCCGGTGAAGTCAAGCAGGATGCCCTGGGCGGTTTGCTCTACGGGCACGCCCGGGGCTTCGCCGCCGATATCCGGATCGTACTCGCCCGGCTCCGTCTTGCTGATGGTCACGGGCTGGCCGAACTCTGTGATCATCTCCAGAGCCATCACGGCCATTTCGTCGTAGAAGGCCATGGTGGCTCCAGATGTGAAAAGCCCAGCACGATGGCTGGGCTTGTTTGAAAACTACTTCAGATCCCGATACTTCTTTTTCCACTCTTCGAGCGCAAGATCTGCAATTAGCACGGCGCTTTCGACAAGATGCTTTGCTTGAAGCGCGCTTGAATTTGTCGCCATGCCGCTCAGGGTAGACGCAAAAATGGTTTGCCACGCTTCCAGTTGCTGAGCTTTAAAAGCTAGTGAGTCCGACACACTGCATCTCCTTTTTTAAGAAACGCAAAAACTACACTACGCACGCACTGCAAACAATCCGCGCCGTTCTAAGTAATCGGCAAACTGCGTTGCGCTCGGCCGATCCGGCGCCGCCGGCAACAGTCGGCCGCTGGTGTTCGGGATCGTCGCGTACTCGCGAGTTACCGCGCCCTCGACACGCTCCAGCGTAACAGCGCCTTTGCGCTTCTCGATCGGGTCGACGTCGTCGGTGTGGATCTCCGCAGCCAGCGCCATTTGGCCGTACTGGATCCGCGCCGGCAAATAGTTGTCTGGCTTGATTTCGTAATCCAGTTCGACGCCGCGGCGCGGCCAGGACAGGGCCTGCTCGCTGTTGGACTTTCGTCCTTTCCACGTCATACCGTCCATTGCCAGAGCGGCCCGGCGTAGCAGCGCTTCCTGCGCTGGCACCTCCACCGGGATGGTCACGCCGAACTTCACGGCGTACATGGCCAGGTCTTCGGCGGATGCGTAGCTTTCGGCGTCAGGCTTGCCGGTACCGTCCTCAATGATGAGAGTCATGAATCAGCTCGCTGTGGTGTTCTGGATCGGTTGCCACGTTACCGGGCACCCGGGTTATTACGCCTGCTGCAGGTCAGCAACTGCCTTTTCCAGCGATTCTACCGAGGCATTCGCCCGATACGTCACGTTGGCGGCGTCGAGTTGCGCTTTGAGGTTCGCGATCTTCTCGGCATTGTCGACCGGTTCCGCTGCCGCCTTGAGGCGTTCGACTTCGGCGCGGAGAGATTCAACCTCGCCCGCCAAGTTGTCACGTTCACCCGTAAGAGTTTCGAAACCCTCATGAATGGCTTTTAGCGCACCAAACAAGCGGATTGGCAGTTCGCCGGCACCCGGGTGTTCTAGTTCGGACAGACCTTCAGCGGCTTCGATCAGTCGCAGGATGCCGTCGCGCTCGGCATTCAGCGTGGCGTTGTCCTGCTCCAGGCTGGCAATGACCGCAGCGCCACCTAAATCAACCGGCTCGCTGATCAGAGGTTTCAACACAGAAACTTCGACGCCCTGCTCCTCATAAGCCTCGACCACCTTCGGCCAGTCGCCAATCACAACTGCGTGGGTCACACCCGCTTCAGGCCGATCAAAGTGCGCTGGATTGCGGTACCGCTTTTCTGGATCGAAGTCCGAATTTTGAGTGGAGTAAACCAGTTCCATAAAAGTCTCCGTAGCGGCCATTGCTGGCCGCTGTAAGGGCCAGTATCAGCCGCCGGCTGGTGGTGTGGTGGTCAGGGTGATCAGAACACCAGCAGTCACCTTATTGCTGTTGGAATGCTTGACCCAGTTCGCAGCCGAACCCACGGCGGCAAGCGTTGGGTTCGCGCCGCCAGCGGCTTCCTTCCAGCTGTAGCCGAGAACGTCGATGTTGACGGTGCCTTCAGCTCGGTAGCCGATACCCAGGTTCTCCTCATCGTTCACCGCATACGAACGGAAACCGGGCGCCTGAGACTCAGTGATCACAACAGCGTTTGGCAGCAGGCCGAAGATCACATCTGCGGGCGCGGTATCGGTGACCAGCACCGGCTTGCCGAGAGTGCCTGGCAGGCCGCCGTAGATGACGACACCGGCTTCTTCGTAAACCTTGTTCGCGATCGCCTCGTCGACAATGTCGAAGTAAGCGCTGGAGTGCATGACCCACAGAGCGATGCGACCGAACTTGTCGCCGAACTTGCGCATGCCCCGGGTCAGGGTCTTCTTGCCGTCGGTCTCGATGTTGGCCGAAACCACCATGTCAGCGTTGGAGCTGATCGAAGCGCGCAGCGCAGCAGTGGCGTACTGGATGAAGCCTTCCAGAGTGGCGTCAGCAACGTCGGCGCCGATGATCTGGGAGAATTCGTCGACCGGGCGACCGCGGCGCTTGAACGCCTCTTCGGTGGTCTGGTATGGGCCGTACTTCCACGGCGCCTTGACGCCAACGGCTTCGCCCGCGCCGATCTTCTTCGCGGTCACCTTGCCGGTGGAGTTGACGTCGCGATGCTCCAGCGAGCCGCCGATCTTGTAGAACGAGCGCTTGCGGAAGTCACCTTCGATCAGCTCGTTATCGAGCACGATCGCCCCATTGGACGATGCGTTGAACACATCGAGGTTGTCCTGGACACGCTCCAGGTATGCGGTTTGCGCCTCATCGTTGTAGATGATCAGGTCGCTGTTCACAGTCGTTGCCATGGGTGAATCCCCTTACTTGGGCAATTGCAGATATGCGGTTTGGCCGTGCTTACGCTGGTAGTCGCGCTTTTGCTCGGCAGTCATTTCGGAGCGCTTGAATGCAGCCTGGCCGCCACCCCCGCCCGGGGCTTGTGTCCCTGAAGCCCTTGGCCACAGATGAGGTGCGCTTTCGCGCAGAGATTCCGCCCATTCGAGCGGGGTCAGAGGAGTCTTGCCGTCTTTGCCGAGGATGACTTGGCCGGATTCATCAACGGCGACCGCTTCTCCCTCTTCGTTCAGCGAGAACACGCCTTTGGCGCGCAGGATGATGTCGTCGGTTGCTTCCGGCAGTGCGCCGGCTTTGAGTGCTGCACCGCGAACCGAATCGCCCAGGACTTTGCCCTGGAACTTGGCGGCGAATGCTTCGGCCTTTTCGGCCCGCGCGGTGACAGTCTTCAACTGCTTGTCGTAGTCGCCACGCAGGCGCTCGGTGCGACGATTGAACACCTCGTCCACCTTACCCTCAGTCAGCAGCTTGGTTTCTTCGTCTTGGCCGGCCCGGCTGAGCAAGCCTTTTACGGCGTCAATGTCGATGCCCTCGAACTGAGTTTCGAACTGCGTCAGCTTGGTGGTGGTGTCCTTCAGCTTGCCCAGCAGTTCGGAGTTTTTGGTTTTCAGACCAGAAACGGAGGCCTCAACGGCAGTCGCGATAGCGGCCTTGATTGCCGGATTGTCCAGGTCGATTTCGTTTTCTTCTGCCACGTTGATGCACCCCTTGGGTATGTGTTGCCCGCTTTGCAGGCATAAAAAAACCTGCAAATGCAGGCGGAAATTACGTTCTTTGCTAGCATCTCCCGACGCTTTTCCAAAACCCTGAAACTGACTTAATGGATAGGAATTCAGTGACCCGAAAGATGCAGACTCACGAAACAACAAACCCTGAACAGAAGAAGCGATGTAACGAAGCGATTCTTATCGCTGTCATTGCCTCGCTAGTCACTGGAATAGGCGCTGGACTCACTTTTTACTCAAGCTATCTCACAACCCGTCAGGCAAGCGCCCAGAGTTGTATTCAAAGGCTGGACCAGCAGGAAGTTCGCATACGAGAAAAAGCCGCCATATTCCTTGGGAACCTCTCCGACCAGTTCGGTAGGGGGGCAGATGCATCAGTAAAAAATGATGAAATGATTTCACTGTCAGTCAAAACCATGAGGTCCGCGCTTGAGTTCTCCGCATATGCCCCGACCGAAATGGGTATATCTGCCATAAAAGTTGCTTCGGCTATCCGAGACACTCTGATCGTAGATAGCAATGAAGAAATCATTGCCGCAGTGGACAAATTGAATACGACTGCTCAGGAATGGCCAAAGCAGTACTACCAATTAATGGATGACTTTCAGCGTAGCCGACTTGACTGCCAAAAATAGGAGATCGGTCAAATACCGGCGCGTTCGAATGCCAAAGGCTCCAGCCCTTTCATTTGCGCAAGCGTCAGCGGCGCGAAATTGCGATCGAGCTGCAGCTCTGCGAAGCGCTCGACACTCAGACCGCCCTCGCGGAACAGCTTTGCACGGACCGGCCCGATTGCCACGTCTTGGAAGGACGCCGGCTGCTGCTGAAGCCAGTGGTAATAGTCGAGGCTCGCACTGACCTGACCCGCCCCATCTACATCCACCGCGGCCCGCGTAGCGCCCTTGGCGAACATCTCGCTGAGCTTGGTCAGCAGGACGAACGTAGTGCGGCAATTCGGGTGAAACGGTGGGCGCGGCCCGGAATCGACCGGGAATCGTCGTTTATCCATCGACCGGCACTGCTGGCTGGTCTTGCTGTCCAGCGTGGCGACCATCTCGACTTCGGACACGATGTCCGTGTTGGCCTTCGCCACCTCCATGCGCGCCTGAGACGACACATGCTGAATCGCCGTGTGCACAACCGTGCTGGCATTGCGGTTGGTGGTGGCGAGAACCCCGTCCTTGTACCCGGCTGCCTTGGTGCCGCGAATGTTGCGGATGATCTGGAAGTTCGTTTGCCCTTCGAAGAAGCCCTGCCGGATCGTGCCGGTGACGCGCTCGCGCTCAGCACTGGTCCAACCCTTGATGAACGACTTCAGCAGCTTGCCGCCACCTGTGCCGCGCACGCTGAGGGGGTTGGTCAGCACCGCCGTGCGGATAGCCGCCGCCGTGGGCGCAACCACATCCAACGAGACACCTACCGGCGCCGACCGGGCCAGGCTCGACGCCTCAAACTCAGCCTCGTAGTTGGCGATGTCGATCAGGTCGAGGTTCAGCTGCGCGCTGTAGCGGTCGAAAATGCCCAGCAGCAAACTGTCGACCTCTTTCAGCAGTGCCTCTAACCGCTTCACGTTGTACTCGGTCAGATCCGACTGGGTCAGCCTGTCGCGGATCGAGCGGTCGATCTCCTTCAGGAAGGGAGCAAACTTACCGACCTCTCCAGCCTTTAGCTTTTCGAGGAAGACTGCGTGCCGGATCGTGGCATCAAGGATTGCTTGGTTTGCCGCCATGTACCTTGTCCTCATCGTCCAGGCCCAAGCCGTCGCCCTGCTCTGCCAGTTCACCATCGATCTGTTGGTCTGTGCGCTCAGGCGCGATCAGGCCCAGTTTGCGCAGGTACGCCCGAAGATCCGCTTTGGCGAAGCCGCCGTTCTGCCAGAGGCCGACCAGCGCGGTGATCATTTGCGGATCAGCCGTCAGTTCCACGAACTCCTGGTTGATCTGGTAAGCGACCTTCGCGTCGTCGACGCCCATGTAGGCGCAGCACCACATGATCGCCCGGGTGTACGCCTCGCTGACGTTCGCCACACAGCCGGCGAGCACCGAAGTCGATGCTGACTGATCACCACGGGCTTCGGTCGCCGTCTTGGACGAGAGAGAAGCCACGACCATCCGTGCGCCGAGCTCGATCATCATTTGGTTCTTGTCGGCCATGGCCTCCTTCACCAGCGTGTTCGGCATCGGCTGGGCGTACCCGAAGGCCCCACCTGCCGGCAGCATCATCGGCGCACGGGAGCCGACGTAAACGCCGTTCTTCTCCATCCAGTCACGCCATTGTTCGTCCAGACCGGAAATCCATGGCTGCGCCTGGCCACACCAGAAGACGCTGTCTTCGTAGTCGGCGCTGTTCCGGTAGTGGCCCAGGTTGATCATGGCGATGTCGTAAAGCGGTGACTCGTCGATACTCGGGTCGTTGTTCTGCGCGCCGACAAAGGTGAATGGGATCTCCTTCAAGCGGCCGGCGGCGCCGGTGGGCTTGAACTCCTCAACAACAGCCAGCGGCCCGCCGCCTTTCGGCCCGGACCGGCGCCAAACTCGGCAAACAAAGCCGTCGGCCTCAATTGCCAGCTCCCGGTACTGCTCAACCACTTTGAAACCGAAGCCGTCTTCGATCTCCGGTGATTCGCGCAGCACCACCAGAGTCAGCACGCTGTGACCGTTCACCATCCCTGTACGCCAGTTGATGATGTCCTCGGCGCAGTACGACAAGATCACAGAGTGGCCACCGGCACCGGCGTCTTGGTGATAGTCGACGTAAAGACCATGCCGTCCAGCTTCAAGCACCTTTTCCAGCGTGCCCTGCGAATGCTGGTAAATGCTCACGCCGGAGCCGTTGGCATTGTCCTGCAGGTACTCCATCTTCTTGGCGACTGTCAGCGTCGGGTCTTTGTGGAAGGCCAGACCCAACAGCCCGTTTCGCGTGTGACCGGTGGCATTCTTGAATACCGCCCGTTCGCGATAGGCTTTGTTTCGGTCTACGTTCTCCGGCGACTTGTCGTGAGCGTTGATGTACGGCAGTCGGTCAACAACCCTGTGCTGACCGGCGCAGATGTCGCGCACGGTTGCCCAGCGATCCAGCACTTCGATGTAGTCCGCCCGCTTGAAGGAGACGTCGTTGCTCATCGGGCGTATCCCATTTTGATAGCGGTGACCGGTTTGATGATCGGGTACTCGCGGTGAATGAAGTAACCGCCGCCGTCGTTGGCGTGGTCGTTGCCTTGGCTCTTGTCCGGCTCGCCGTTGGGCGCCCAGATTTGCTGCTCCAGGCCGTCGGCGTAGGTCGGGCAGGTAAACGGGTTCACCAGGTAACGCCGCTCGCCCTGCGCGTTGCAGAACATGGCGTTCATGGCGTTGATCCGATCCTTCACCGGTGGGTTGGCCGCCGGCGCGATGACTGTGAAGCCCGCTTGCTTGAGCATGGCGATGTCGGTGAGGCTGGCATTGACCGACTTGCGTGAATCGCCAGAGGCGTCCGGGTAGATCCTGATCTCGCAGGTCTTCTTGTAGTCGTTGCCGGTGTGTTCCCAGTACCGCTCTTTGATCCGACGGATCATATCCGGCGTGTCGTAGCCATCCATCAGCTCATCCACGGCGCGCGGCAGCCCCTGATCACGCTTGACGTGGGTTATCGCGGCCATCTTGCCGACGTTGAAGTCCATGCCGATGAACAGCGGCTCGCCGGGCTGGACCGTGTCGAAGCACTGGTTCAGCTTGCGATCGTAGGCGTGGTAGATCGAACCGGACGTCAGATTGACGAACTGGCCATTCAGGTAAGCGCGGATCAGCTGCTCGGGGTACGACTCCATCAGCGAGGCGATGTAGTCGTCCGGCAGGTTCAGCTCGTTGTCGAAGGTGCTGGCCTGGATAAGGCCGTACATCTCCTTCAGCGCTGGCTTGTCGCGCAGCTGCTTCACGAACTGGAGAAAGACGAACTTGAAGCCTTCCGGCGTCGTGGTCACGTCCACGCCGTTTTTCAGCCCGGGCATGTTGTACCGCATCCGGGCAATGATCTTGCGCCAGGCCTGCTGCGCCTTGATCGACGTCAGCACGTCCAGCTCGTCGACCAGCGCGTGACCGATCTTGAAGCCGACGATGGTCTGCGGCTTTTCCATCGAGCGGCAAATCACAGTGCCGCGATACTGCCGGCCGCTGTAGATGTGAACCTCATGGTTCGCCTGGTTGATCTTTGTCTTCAGCCCCCAGTCGTAGGCAACCTCCTCCATCGTGGGATAGAAGATGTCACGGATCTGCGGGTAAGTCGGTGCGAAGTAACCGGCGTTGACGCCGGGCCACTCCATGAAATGCTTGCTCAGTGCTGAGCATCCGACCCAGGTTTTCCCGGAGCCGAAGCCTGCAACGAATGCGCGAAACTTGTGGGGTAACAGGAGAAACTGCGACTGCGGAACGTTAAGGCTCGGCATTCGGCTTCCTCGCATCCACTACGTCGACCTGAATGCGCGTCGGGATTGCCGGTTCGTCGTCTGGCTCATCCTTCCGATGGCGATTGACGTAGACGTCGCCGACTTCCTTCGCTGCCTGCTCGAGGATCTGCATGGCCAGACCGATGTTCTTCATCGTCTCGGCCTTCTCCACAAACCGGTTCATTGCACGAAGGCGAAATGCTCGGTTGGCGATCGGGATCTCGGCTGTCTCCTCGCGGAAGCGCTTGCGGGTATCTTCAAACACCGCCTTCCACTTCACGCCAAGGTCACGGCCAGCGTGTTTCGTTGGGTCGTACTGCTCGCACTGCTGGCGAGACACCTCGACGCCGAATGTTTCCTTGACCGCCTGCACTACCTGAGTCGGCGTATCAAAGCAGGCCAACGCCTGCACAATGAAGCGCTTCACCTCATCTTTCAGGGCTGCCATATGGGTTTATTCCGTCAAGGTCCTGTCAAGGATCAGGCCGACTTGAGCAGACAGGTTCCGCAGGCCCTCGCAATGTTCATTTTCCCCACCTCAGCAGGATTGTTTGCAGCGTCCACCAGCTCTTGAACTGCTGGGCTTGCTCCATAGCGACGCACCACACCGACGAACTCTTCAACGTCGTGTCCGCGCATCTCAAGCTTGGGCAAGCCGTCCTGGGTGAACTTGGGTGCGCCGTACTGATCAGTCGCCTGGGCGATGTGGTACAGCTCGTGTTCGACCAGGGCGCAGAAGTCAGCGTCGCTGCACTGAGCGCAGTAGTCGGCAGCCAAGGTGATGATGTAGGCCGGCACGTCGCCGAACCAATCCATCATCTGCTGTTCCATTCGGGCCTTTTGCCAACCGCCCGCGCGGAACGCGACCTGTTCGGTCTGCCCTACAACCGTTCGCCCCTTCTTCGTGAAGGCAGAGGACGCCCACATCACACGAATGTCCGCATCGATCAGATGGGCGTGTTCTTCGTTGTGGATGCTGCCGGTGTCAGCAAGGATCTCGGCTTGCAGCCATTCCCACACTTCTGGAGCAGGTGTCAGGCGAATGCCGAAGTCGGAAAGGTCGGACAGCTCAAGCAGTGACGCCGGGGGGAGTGGTCTTTGCATCAGCCCTTCCCTCGTCAATGATCAGTGTGCGGATCGTGCCGCCGGTGTAAACATCACGCTTCGCCGCCGCCTCGACAGCCTCCTTGGCTGTTGCGCCCATATCCATGGCAGCGAGTGCGAAGTCGCGCCCACTACCGATGGCAAACGAACGCTCCATCCATACCTCGTCCAGCCAGAATCCACTCTCGGCGTCACGACCGATCTGGCAAAGCCTGCCATTGGTGACGACCAGCCCGTTCGCGTCGAGCGGCTTATCGCTGGTCTTCACGCCGAAAAACTCATCCATCAGGGCGGCAAAGTCCGCACCACAACCCGTGAACAGGAACTGATGCCCATTCCTATGGATGAGCTTCTCGTAGTCATCGTGGTCGATGAGTGAACCGCGAGTCACGCGCGAGTCATAGGCGATCACGCCGTCTTTGTAGGCAATGGTCGTCATGCGGTGAAACTCCACGAAGTCGGAGGGGTGAGAGGAACTGCACAGGGTTGAGATGAATTGAAAAGGCCGATACCCGATGCTGGATAGGTACCCACTTTTCAGGCAATACCTATGCGCAACTACATTCGAACAATCACCCTCATCACTCTACTGCTGCTTCCCGCTTCAACTCACCATGATGTTGGTCTGCACCTGGGCGTGCCCGTGCAGCTCGGCGACGATCAAGCCTTGAGGCAGTCCAGCAGCCTTGGCAGCGTCGATGGCCTTGGCGATCGCGCTATCCAGCTCGGTCAGTACCTTATTGATGTCCTGGCTCAGGGGTAGCGCGTGGCGCAGGCGAGTTACGTCGCCCATCAGCTGAAAGGGTCGGCGGGTTTGGCGATCGAGCGAACGAACCACATGAAGCCCTGCTGTAAGTTGGTCTTGGCCAACGCCAGCAGACGCGGATCAACGCCTTGGATCTGGCCGATCTGCTTGAACAGTTCGCCGGCGTCGGCTTCCAGCGCCTTGATGGAGTTCATGCCGTCGATCTCAGACTGGGTCAGGTCGCGGTACCCGGTGATCTTCTTGTGTTGGTTATCCATGCTGCTCTCCTCGTCGCGTGTCGCGACACAATCTGCTGATTCGCGAAACGTGTCGCGACTTACTTGGATCGACGCTCGATTCCGCCCGGCGCCTTGTCACAGCGCAGGCAGTGTTCACAACTCAGCGTTCGGCAAAGCCACGCTTTCACCCGCTGCCACCAGATGACCATGAAGATGTGACGCATACCGGCAAGGGCCAGCGAGACGTGCAACGTGATACCGGCAGTGGTTGGGGCGATGATGAAAATGTTCTGGTTGCGGCTCATCACCACAAACCCGCTGATGGCGATCGCCGAATAGATCAGCTTGCCGAGGATGCCGTCCCGCACTCGACCGCTCAGAACACACCAGGTCGCCCACAAGGCAATCAAGCCGCAGGCGATGGAGTTGATCAGTTCAAGACTCATGGTGGATTGCCTCCCCCGAACCGCTGGCGGATAAGCGCCCAGAGGTCAGCGGATTTAATGGCTCGATTGATGGCCGCCAGGAGCGAGCCGCCGAATGCGCCCAGCAGGAAGCCGATGCCGGCGACGATCTTCGGCTCGGTCACACCCAGGTAGGTACTGACCATGCTGGTCAGGTAGATCGAGCAGGCCATGCCGGTGATAAGGAAGATCATCCAGGCACGCCAGTCGTTCAAGTCGTCCTTGTGCCACCAGCTCGCGATCACAGCCCCGATGAGGCCTGCAATCAACAATTCGAACCTGTCGAGTTTGTCGAGCAGGCGCTGTAGATACTCCATGCGCTCGACTCCGTGGGGCATGTTTGAAATAGGTCAGCCCCGGCGGCACTCCCAGATCGGGACGATGCGTGTGGTGGGGCAAAAAACGAAAAAGCCCCGAAAGATCGGGGCCTTGGTAACAGCGTTTATCAACGCCGATGAGTTGTTCCAGCAGATGGCTGAGTATTCATACCCGCACAACTGGGTTGGTCTGGATTATCTTCACAGCTCTCTTGGTAGCCAAAGTACTGGCAGCCAGAAAACAACAAAGCAAATGCAACTACAAACAGATATCTCATGGGAGCTCCTAGAAAGCAGTACTGAAAAGCGTATGACCCTCGTCAGCCCTGTTTAAGGTGATCCAGCGCTTTACTAGCCTGGTCAGCGCATTTCTTGTAGTCGCCCGAAGCATGAGCTTCTTTAGCTTGTTGGTGCTCGTGATGCCCAGTTGAGACGAAATCTTGCTCGCCTGCAGCCTTGAGCTTATCCAGAGCAGATTCACATTCGTGATGGTCATCCTTGGCAAAACCAAGAGACGAAACCAGAAGCAATGCACACCCGATGAACGCTATCTTTTTCATACCTCATTTCCTTGGCTTTTTTGCCAGCCTAGACCACTTCAGCGAGATCTCAAGCCTGAAACAGCCTGTTACCTTGTCAGACGAAATGCCCTTACCTTAGGTTGAGACATGACGAATTTGTGACTAGCTTGAGTGGGCAACACCCATTTAGGGTTTAGGGACGACTTAGCACATGGAGATTGATGTATGAACGCATTTAAAAGAGCATTTTTGGCAATCTTGATCGCTGCGGGTTTGATTTCCCACATCGGATTCGTCAGCGCCGAAGGTGACGTGGCTAAGGATGTGCGAAGCGATGTTAGAGATGCCGACAAGGACGTGGATCGTGACAAGCATGAAGTCGATAAAGAAGCCAAACATCTCGACAAAGAGCGTCACAAAGGTGATCGCCACGTAGACAAAGAGGTCAAAAAAGATCTCTGATCTGGCGCTCCGCGCACTTGATCCGATGGGACATGTTTGAAATAGGTCGGCTCCATCAGCACTCCCAGCTCGGAGCAATGGGTGTGGGGAGCCGAAAATGAAAAAGCCCCTGCGAATGCAGAGGCCCTGAATAGGTGCGCTCGTCTTTCCGAGCTGTCTGCCAAAGGCCTTCTCAGCGTCGACGCCCCATTGCATCGATCTCGCTGATCCAGTCTCGCGCCACCCTGCAGCATTGTGAGGTCAGGGTGCGCGGGCTGCCGGTGTTGATTCCGTACGTCGCACTATCCGGCTATCGACGTCCAGGACTTCCCGAGGGCTGTCCTGGCTACAGGTAAATTCGAGGCAATAAAAAACCCGGCACAGTGGCCGGGTTTAGTCGAGGCGGTTAAACCTCAGATGGAGTGGGGAACCGCACCAGCAGCGATGCAGCTACACCAGATGGCGGATACCACGATTGCAACAGGCTTGAAAAACAGCGCGGTGAAATTTGGGATCTCGGTCATCTTACTACCCTCGTCCGCGAGTTGAATAACTGTCGCGGTCAGCATTTCTGGTGTTGTGTAAAGCACGGTCATCAAGACCGCCATAACGAACAGCAATGCCATCCGGGTAGCTGTGAGAGCTGCCGGAATCGAACCGTTTGCCCCCCGAAGCCATTTGCCACTCCTCAGTACGCGCAGGAATGACAGGATGGAATTAATTTCGCTCATTCGCTCACTGATGTCAACAGGCAATCACGCAGCCTGTTCAATCAGCAAACCTTCCGCCTCCAGAATGTCAGCGGCATGGGCCAGCGCCTCGTCGACCAAGACGTCAGCAGCCTTGCCGATATCCTGCCGCCACCGACGTCGAGTCGACTCCGGGGTGCCGTCATTGTCCCAGGTGTTCATGTCGTAGAAGCTGTCCTTCAGCACGATCATGTCGGCCGATCGGGATTCGTCTTTCTTCGCCTTGGCCTGGCCTGCCGCCAGCGCAGCCTTCACCACTGCTTCGCGACGCCATTCCGGTGCATCGAGCGGGATCTCGACGGATACTGACGTGGCCACCTTCGGCCGCGCGCCCTTCAACTGCGGGATAGCCCATGCAGTGGTCGCCTTGAACAGGAACAGTTTCGGGGCTGGAGTGTTGATGAGGGTCTGCAACGCTGAGATCGCTTGAACCTTACGCCCCTTGTGGGTGCTGTACTTCGCCACCAGCGCGTCCCAGTGCTTTGGATCAAGCGCACTGTGCAGCCGGGCAGACACCCAGCAGTCCACCTGCGTGCGGTCGATGGTGTCGGCGCCACGGGAACGGACCAGTGTCGCCAGATCGCCGCCCTCCTCTTCGTCGGCAGAGTTGTACAGCTTCTGCCATGCCTGCTTGCTGGTGTTGTCGATGGCCTCAGCCGCGAGGGCGGAGACAACTGCGTTCAGAACGCCTGGATAGATCATGCTACAGCCCTCTTCAGCTCGCGGGTTTTGGCTCGGTATTCGGCCTTGATGGTTTTGATTTCTTCGACGGTGTACTTGCGGGGCTGATGAGGCCCTTCGATCCAAGCCACCTTGTCGGCACCGATGCGCTGCACCAGCCGGATGCGGTACTCGACCGCATTGCCGGACAGGTTGCGGTTGCACTTCACGCACTGGCGGTGGATATTCAGCGGCTCGAAGCGCAGTTCCGGACAGGCGCCGACGGATCGGTAATGGCCGGCGTCCCAGCGGCTGCCGGTGATCAGGTCGTTATCGTTCGGCATTGAGTCGCAGCTGATGCACGGCAGGTGCGCATCGCGGAGGCGGACGTACTCGTTCACGGCGGCCTGGGCTTCGCGCAGGTGGTCAGCTCTGGTCTTCAGTTTCTCTTTGCGGACTTTGATCTCGCGGCGATCACGCTGGGCGATCGCCTTCTTTGCCTTCTGTTCATTCCGGGGCGCGTCCTTCAGCGCGCAGGCTGGGCTGCACACGGCCTGCCCCAATCGCGCGGGGACGAATGAGGCCCTGCACGTTGGCACGCGGCATTTCTTGGCACGGTGCGGTTTTCGCTCGATCGTCATGCAGCCTCCTGGCTCAGCAGATCATCGAAGTAAACGCCCTGCGGCGCGAAGCGCGCGACAATGCGGTCGGTGTACGCCACGCCCTGAGCGCGATTGAACAGACTGGTCACCGGGAACCCGTCAGGGCCGAAGAGCTTGCACTCCCCCATCAGGGCGAGCTTCGCCTCGTATGGCAGGTGCCGCATCACCCGATACCACTCAGCCTGAAAACCGGCGTCCTCGTTCAGCAGGATCTGCACCCCGATGTGCAGCTTGCAGTAGCACCTGGCGTCGGCCGCGTCGCCGATCTGTGTCATCTCGGAGATGCGTTTGTACATCGCGAACCAGAGACGGTTCTGGTCGAGCGTACGGTCCTTGCCAGGGCGTAGCGAGACCACCACGAACTTCTTGTCGCGGAACATGGCGTTGAGCCGGGTGATAGCCTCTGAGAGCTTGGCCTGGCAATTGACGCTGATCTTGTCAGTCACTGAAAACCTCCAGCCCCTTCACAAGATGACGGTCATGCCATACGAGACCGTGCGCCTTGCAGCAAATCGCACGGCGCCGCACCTCACGGTCTCCCTTCGTGCGGAATACCTCCCAAGTCACGTACCAAGAGTCAAGCGTCGCGAGAGCGACCTGAGTAACCCACAACCGTTTTTTTCCAGTCATGGCTGCGCCACCTTGCTCATCGCGGCGTCAATGGACGCGATGGCCGCTTGGCGCCTTGGGTGCCTGAAGGAAACCAAGTTGTTTTCATCCAGAAGCCCGCGCACCTCGGCTTCGTGAAGAATGAATTCGCGGGCGTCCAGCGCAGCCTTGCGCAGCGCCTCGTTCTCGGCCTTGAGCTGATCGCGCTCGGCAGCCAAATCCTCAATCGTTTCGTGCCCCGCCGCGCGGATTGCCTTCTCATTCTCCTGGCAGGACCATTTGGCGAACTCAAGACTGTCGGCCTTCAATCCAAGCTGCTTGTTCTCAGCCAGCAGCTCAAGCGCCACCTCCTCCACGGTCTTCTCCCCGAGGAATTCCTGTAGCGCCTCAGTGTTGCGCTTCCACTCTGCGCAGTCAGCTTTCCAGGCAGCGACCTCGCTCCACAGCAGGGACTGGAGTTTCTGTTTGTCGATGCTCATGTCAAAAGCCCTCCTTGCCGCGCTGAGATTCCCATTCGAACGGGACCACGATCATTCCACCCTCACGCAGGCGGTCGACGCAGCGCTCGCCCATTGCGCCCGGCAGTTGGTGCGCGTCGAGGTTGGAGATCACCACCGTTGGGCGCTCCTGCTCGTACCGGCCGTTGATGATTGCGAACAGGGTCGTCAGTTCGAAGTCGCTCGGCTGCTCCTTGCTCACACCGACTTCGTCCAGCACCAGCAGATCGGGGTCGATCAGGCTCGACAGGATCTCTGCCTCGGTGCGTTCACTGTGCTTGTCGTACGTGGAACGGATCGCCTGCAGGATCGCGCCGACAGTGCGGTACACCGCAGTCCGGGACGTGTTGTGCAGCAGCTCGTTCGCCATGCCGGCGCCGAGATGCGTTTTCCCCGTGCCGGGCTTGCCGATCAGCACCATGCAACGACCGGTCTTCAAGATCTCGTCGAAGATCTGCACGTAGTGCTGGCAGAACCGCAGGGCTTTGCGCTGGCCTTCGCTCTCGGCCTGGTAGTTGCCCAGGGTGCGAGTGGTGAAGCGTTTCGGGATCAACGCGTCGCCCAGCTTGCGGGCGAGGGACATGCGCAGCTCCATCGCCTTGTTGGCCTGCTGGGCTGCCTCGGATTTCTCGCGGGCAATGCGGCTGCATTCTGGGCAATTGCTTTTCAGCTCCCTGCCCAGCACCGCGTAGACCTTCTGGTCGTAGGCGCCATGGGTTTCGCAGTCGGCCGGCTGAATGCGGGTGCCCGGCGGCAGTTCTGGAGTGGCTTGGACTGGCTCAGAGCGCATAGCTGCCGTCCTCCCGCATTTTCAGGCCGGCGGTGTAATTGCGATCAGCGAAGCCCGTATGACGTGATTGCGACTCACGTTTCGGGAACTGACGAACGTTGCTCGCACGGTTCTTGTCGTCCTTGACCCACTTCACGAGGAGCGAAACCCACTTGGATTGCGGGTGCACGCCGCCACCGGATTCATGGTGAGCGGTGAATGGCGCCACGGCCTCCTTGGTGAACAGGTCAGGCGAGACACCGAAGTGAACGCAGTAGGTCTTCAGCAGGTTGGCGTCAGGCATCCAGTCGAGAGTCATCTCTACCGGAGACTTTGGGTCAACCGGTTCCAGGTCTGGCTCTGGCTCGAATTCCGGAGCCGGCTCGCCCGCGTTGAGAGAGTGGTGTTGATCTTCTTCAGGAATCGGTGAATCAGAGAATCGGTGAATCAGGGTGTTATCCAACGGTGGGTTAACAGGCTCTAACTGTTCCTTAACGTTATTTTGGTGGTCTTTAACGTTAACCTTGTGTGAGACGCCTGTTATTACACCGTTTGACTTACGTTCGTTAACAGTCAGGTAACCGTCTTTGTCGGGGATCGAGCTGTCTTTTTCCGTGCCATGCGGGCGCTGATGCTTCTGGAAGTTGTCGATCTCGATGGCGCTGAAGCCGTCGACGCTGTACCGCGAAATGAACTTCGCGCTGGCAAGGTTGGCAAGACCCGCCTCCACGTCGTAGGTATCGCACGGGAACAGTTCCATCTTGATTCGCTTGGGGCGATCCTCGAGGCGCCCTTCCCGATCAGCCAAGCACCAAAGCCCGATGAATAGCAGTCGGTCGAATGCCGGAAGCTCGGCCATCAGTTCGTTACTGAACAGCCCGGGCTTAATATTGCGTGCTCTGGCCATTACACGGCCTCCCTCAATTGGTATTGCGCCCACAGGCCGGCAACCCAGTTGACGCCCTTGGGGGTAAATTTGGATTGGTTGTAGGCATGACCGCTGTCAGTGGTGCCTGCCTTTACCTCAAAGCGGCCAGCGTCGATATGTGGCTGGTAGGCCTGCCACTCGCCGCCCATGCGGTACATGATCTTTTTGTCGAGTAGAAACTCGCGGAAGCGCGCTTCATTGGCCTTGAGCAGTTTGGCAACCTGCCTGAAACCCTTTAGGCCGGTCGACTCGACATACTTTTCGACGAAAGCAATCTTCGGTGCAGCTTCGATCAGCGCCTGATTGGAAGCCTGCTGAAGCTCGAACTGCTCAGCCCAAGCGCGAGCGGCGGCGGCAGGGTTGGAGAAGTCAGGAAGCGTTGCTAGTACGCGTGGGCGAATCTGCTCTTCGAGTTCGGTCCAGCGGCGCACCACCGCCCTTCTCATTTTGGCGCTGTAACCAGTCAGAAGGGTCTCGGTCAGCTCTTTATCCAGCAAATACTCGGTCTGCTCACGATTCATGCTGTCCAAATAGATGTGAGCAAAATCGCTCACATCTTCTTCGAGCTCAGACGCCATCGCTTGGATGTCGCGCTTTACATCGGGATGACGCTTCCCTGTGAGCTCAGCAATTTCGCGAGACGACATGGTGGTACGCGACACATTTTCAAAATTCGAAAAACGTGTCGCGACCTTTCCGGTATTGTCCAGTTGTGGTTGTGCGTGCATAATCGGCTCCACTTGTTTTACCGCTGTTGAAAAAGCCGACCTCGTACGTCGGCTTTTTTGTGTCTGAAATTCAGGCTGCCTTAACTGACGCATCCATCACGTCCAAGCTTTGGCGTACGTGACTGATCTCTTGGCGGATCAGGTTCTTCTCGAAGGTGCTGACATGGTTGTCGCCCAGTGCCTCATGAACGGCGATGGTCAGATCGGCCACTTCCTTCGCGACATTGATCAGCGACTTGGTGAGCGCTTCAGGTTTTGGCTCGGTCCTCGCCACTAGGTCAAAACCGAACTCGGCGGCCAGGACTGCAAGCGGGCGCATGTCGCCGGTGTGCAGCAAGATCCCGAACAGATGCTCCACGGTCAGGCGGTGAGCATCGTTGTCAGGATTGGCGCGCTGCAGGAGGCTCACATGAGGAACACCCATCTTTGCAGCCAGGGATTTAGGCTCGTTGCCCTTCACTGCCGCCTGGCATGCATCCAAAAAGTCTTCCATTCGTAAAACCTCAAATTTGTTTCCGTGGCGCCCTGTAGATGCAGAGGCGATCATTTGCTCAGTGGATCAGCGGACAGAGATGTCATGCGGCTGATTTCTTCGCGCTTTGGGCGTCCAGTTCCTTGAAAACTTCCGGCCTGGCAATGCGCAAAAACATCATTCGTGCCCTTGGAATGCCGTATTTCCTCCAATCGCTTACCGATGGAGGTCGCACTTCACACAGCTCGGCGACACGGAAAGTGCCACCGAGAGCATCAATAATTTCATTTGGATTCATGCCTGATTTCTCCGGCTATTCGCATAGGTACGGATATTAGGCATGCCTTTTATTAAGGTCAATAGGTATACCTTAGATGCCGGATGTTAGGCTCCCCTAATGAGGACACTTCAAGAACGATTGAAAATGGCGATGGCTGGCCCGCCAAAGGTCTCGCAGGCAGCCTTGGCGCGCGCCTGCGGGGTTCGTGCGCCGTCTGTAAATGACTGGATTTCTGGGAAAACCAAGACAATTGAAGGGCAGAATCTTTTGATCGCCGCCGACTTTCTGAAGGTCATGCCAATGTGGTTGGCCACTGGAAAGGGGCCGATGCGAAAGGCAGAAGCAAAAGTTGGTTTTGACGACAGTGAGCTGCTGACTGTCGATGAGGGCGACCTGTCCGGACTGCTTGATCAGCTCAAGTCTTCAAAGAATAAAGCCTCCCCAAAATCGCAAGCCGTCATAAGTCGAATGGTCGGTTTGGCAGAGCGCGGAGAGATCGATGATCGCGCTTGGACCGTTATTAATGATTTGCTCACGGAGCTTTCTAGGAAGTGAAAGGAATCCAATATGCGACCCTTCAAAGGGGGAGCAAGCTGTATCTGGACGAAGGGAGGGATAACCTCGCTTTGCTCGTTGGGGACATTCGTCCAGATAAGGCTGTTGCAAGCCTTAGGGCCTTCGTGAAGATTTGCCATAACCGAGCACAGCTTCAGGCCGAGCTGGTTTCCTCGGTCATCGGGAAGGCCTTGGGCGTGAAGATCCCAGACCCCTACCTGGTTCTCATTGATCCTCGAGCAAAGCCGCCAATCACAATTGAATCTCGAATGCTTGGCTTTGGCACAGCTGCTGTTGCCGGCCACTCCTTCGCGCGATTAGGAAACTTTACCCAGCTACACACCGCTCTGAAGAATATTGACCTGGTTGCTGCCTTCGATCAGCTCATCGCGAATGGCGATCGTCATCTTGGCCAGATGATTTATGATGGAAATGAACATTGGGCGATTGATCACGCTCAAAGCTTTGGTGGTTCGACGTGGGCTGATTTTGGCCTACCTTCACCCGAGATCGACATTATCAACTGGCTACTTGAGCGTTCAGATTACGGCGCGACCCTTGGCGTTGATGACATCGCCAGGTATGCCCTACGCAAGAAAGCGAATAAAAGCTTTGCGCCGTTGGTTGGTAAAGTTGAAGGCCTTTTCATCGAGGCTGGGCTACAACGTATGATCAGTGAAGAGGCGCTGCGCGACCTATTCACTTGGATCGAGTCCAGAATCTCCCACGCGGTTGAGCAGATATGTCAGAAGATTGGCTTGCCCGATATGGGCTACGCAACGATATCATCGAGCAATTCCCAGAGTTCCCCGAATTGACAGCATTTTGGGCACCTATTCGAGTTGAGCCTATTGCCATGTCTGGGGAGTTGCTTACTGTCGCGGTCGCAATTATCGGAGAGCCAGGCACAAAGCCCCGCATCATCTCAGCTCTTTCCGATGATGTAATGGCTGCCGTTTTTGGCGTGCATGGCATGAGCCTAATGGGCATAGCTCGAACTGCTTCGGCCAGCCTTTTGGATCACCTGCAGAAGACTGGAGACTTTGCCTCGTGGCTTCCTCCAGTAACTGGGGTAACTCTTGGGCCCGTGGAAGAGGGTCAAGGTGACAGCTTCGATGAAATTGCAAAGCAAGCGTTGAGGGCGTGTGCAAGCCTCAGTGCGATGACTGAAGCCTTCCGAACGCAAGCCAAAAAGTCCGAACAAAATCGACTTGTCACCAGCATGAGAAAGGCGATGGCTGTGCTTGCACCTGAGCTGTCAGATCGATTTCACGTGCCGGTGCCAGTCACAATTAGAAGCACCCAGGCGTCTGTATACTGTGATTACTTTTCTTCAAATCTGGCCATAAACATGTGCAGCATGGGACCAGGACGTAACCTGCAGCAGCAGTTCGAAGCATTCTTCTCTCGCGTCTGTCGCCTGGACCAACTCAGAGGCAATGATGCTCTAATTGAGCACAACCAGAAGCCACACATTCTCTTAGCCGTTCCTGATGAGGAAGCTATCGACAGATCTGCGGACAAAAGCAATATTCGCTTCCTCCCGGAAAAGTTGGTTATGGCTCAAGACTTGACTGAAAAACACAAATTTACCTTTTCGACTGTCCCTACACCTGAACAGGGGGCCAGATACATAATCGGCCTCGAGAAAGCAGCCTAACTGTCAGTCAACACGAAAAAAATAGCCCGCCTTCGAGCGGGTTTTTTTACGCTCACAAAAAATAAATTAGGCATGCCTATTGACGATAAAAGAAGGAATGCCTAATGTTCACTCCATCGCAGCGACACATAGCCACTGCGAAGGGCCTCAACAGACCCGCCGCTCTTTAACAGTCAGGAATCTTCGCGGATCGATCCCCGGAAACGGGCATAGCGCGAAACACAAACTTCGATCCCCATGCAGGCTCTGGAACCTGCCGGACTCCCCATTTGGGAGGACGCCAAACCATGCAAGCCAGCCGGCGAAGAACACCGAACACGAAATGTGTGACGCCGGCCAGGTGGGGAAACCGCGGCGCCGCGCATGGGATGGAAAACAGATTTCACTGGCTGGCCTTGGCGACAGGGCCAGACGGGAAATCAACCGGAGAACCACGATGACTCGCAATGAACATGAAGAAGTCGAAAGCTATGCACTTGCAGTAATGATCGGCCTTCTATCGGCCGGCGCCGTGCCGCCAGACCTTATCCCAAGCAAAGCCTTCGACATCGCCGAGGCATTCCAGCGAGAAAAGCTGAAGCGCATCGGTGACAAGCCTCCATTCGACTCCTGATCAACTAGCGCCACGACAGCCTGTCGTTGAAAGAATCCAGAGCGGGGATTAAGCCGCCTCCGCCACGACCGTCGGACAATACGGTCTTTGTGGGCACTCCAAAGCAGTGTTCGGACAGCCGGGAAAGACTGGCCCGATCCTCTCTATGAGAGCGCATCGGGGTGTGATCTGAGTACCGTCTGGCTGCGTGAGAGCAATGTCAGGCAAACGTCATGCAGATCACACCCCGATGCGGAGGAACTGCGGCCTATAACCGCCCACCTGCATCAAATCCCAGAATCGGTTGTTATCGAGCGCTGGCGAACTGAACACGGCCGTGGAACTCGGCGCCGGAGACGTGACCGGTTTTCTGCCAACTAGAGACGTAGTTGGGGCATTGCTGGTTTTGCCATAGGACACCAGCCCGGGCACCTCGAAAGAGGCTGCATCGGAATGTCGGCGCCCCATGAAAAAAGCTGATCCAGGCCAACTGTTTGTATGCGAACGGGCGGACGTAGTTAGGCATCTTGGTCAGGACCGACATTCCAATGCAGCTTCAAATCAAGGCTTTAGAAAAAATGAATTAGCGGTCTGCCCTTCCGGTCAAGAATTATGAACGCAGAAAATCTGACGAGGTGACAGCAATGACTATCCAAGCAGAGACACTCGTACAACTGACCGAAGCGCTCCAAGAGCGAGGCATGAATCTGGTTTCAGATGTTCACTTCACTCGCGCGCCATCCGGGAAGATCACCGCTGGATTTGCATCGTAGAGTGACCATGCTCGTTGCCGGCGTCTCGGACAATCAATCCACCGCCGGCCCCACTACCCCGCTAAGCCTTTTCCCTTCCGCCCGACCCGCGCGCGATTCCCCTCTACGCCAAGAGGCACTCACCGGAGCGGATAGCTGCAGTCGGGCCTTTTGGGGGATCAATGACGCAACTCTTCCGACTTGAGATGGTGCTACCGGCATGGTCAAATGAGTAATGGCCTTTTGCTACGGTAATCTCAATTGAAACAGAGTCGCGGAATCATCATATTTTTTTCGGCAATGACCTTGCTCTTTATCTTGGTACAGGTATGGCACGCAAAATCTGGCCCGGAAGAGAAAAAGCAGGAGCGGGAGCGCCAACTCAAGGGGCTCGCGCTCATCATGAGTGCCCTGTCCGGAAAAGTATCCGACGATTCAACCCGCGTCGATTCTGTGACCTACAGCGATGAGGTCATGCGTATCTCTTACACACTCACAAAAGTTACGAAAGACGAAATGGATTCTGATGAATTCACCAAGGACGCAAGAGCGATTGCAGCTTCTGCATTCTGTAATGAAAAAGGTTTAGGGCAGTTCGTGAAATCGGGGCTTTCCATTGACCTCCTCTACAAAGATTCAACCAGCTCACCGATAGTCGAGTTTCAGATAGGCAAGTCCGACTGCCTCTGAAGCCATCCCCAAAGCCCGCCTCTCTCGCGGGCTTTTTTCTGCGTGTAGTACCCCAATGAGTCCGCGCAGCTAGGCATCAATCTCCCGACCAATCTCGAATGCACTCCCCTCCGCGCCCAACGGCAACCAGCGGAGCGAACGAGTGCATCCGAGTTTTGTTGGATCAACACCCCGCCACTCTGGAGACGACCATGTCAGCTCTACGCAAGCACATCCCGGAAGACGACTTTCTCGACACGGAGGCAGGTCAGGAATGGCTGACCGAGTCGGTCGACGATCTGCTTTATCGGCGACACGTCGAGGCGCCCAACCCGGTTGGGCGAAGCAAGGTCCTGGTCAACGCTGACCACCTACCGGAGGCGCTGGCCGATCACATGGCCGCGAACCCTGATCCCGATCGGTACATCGAGAAGATCCTGATCGAACTGATCTGTCGCGGGGATGGCGGTGTACTGCACAAGTGGGCCATCGAAGCCGTCGGCGGTGATCCGCAGATCATTAGGTCGCTCGCTGGCGACCTGGTAGCGGTGCACGCCAACGAATACCGAGATGCCAAGCGCGAAAGCGATCGCGTTGAACGGGAGTGTGGGTTTTGAGCCCTCACATCCTGATCGACCAAGCCCTAGAAGGTGTGTCGGCGCCCGCCGGCGAAGAAGACATCAGCCTGCTGGTACAGGGGCTGATCACCCGCCTCTTCACCGACGGCGCGATCACCACTGACGAGTTCAACCACTACTGCAAACGCCTGCGTGACACGTGTCAGCGGCGCAAGGAGGACGCATGAGTACGGCACCGGTTAAATCGCTGATCGACGAGCAACTCGAGGACATCGAAAACAAGATCGCCCTGCTCGGCGTCGGCCTTCCCTTCAACGAGGTGATCGGCCGCAAGCGTGAGGATCTGGTCGCCAATCTGCCGCAGCGCCTGTCGGTGACCATGAAAGGCGGTCGTATCGCGGCAAGGGTTCGGTCGTGAGCTTTTACGAAGACAGCGTGGCTGATGGAAGCCACTGCATGAGCTGCTGCCAGCTCATTGGCGAGGATGTCGGATATCCACGGGCTTGCCGGAATTGCGGCGGCGAAGGCAGCGAGCCGAACGCAGAGGGACATAAAAAGCGAATGAAGGCTGAGGCCATGCAGCGCTTTGACGTCTGGCTGGCTCGTACCGGCCTCGCCCACAAGAGACACAACAATGGCTATCACGTCGTGTTGACGCTTCCGGACGGTCGCATGATCGACTGCTGGCCAAGCACGAAAAAGTGGCAGCTTCGCGGGCAGCGCATCAGCCGAGACGGAAAAGCGCTTCATGAGCTGGTGCTACAGCAACTGAGGCCGTGGTCGTGACCGGACGCCAATGGGCGCGTCGCCTGATCATCTGGCGCGGCGCGTTCTCTTCCCTCGGAGTTTTCACCTTTTTGATGCTGCTCAGCGCCCTCGCCGATCGCATCACTCAATAAACAAAGCATTCAATCGCTGCGCACCGCGCGGCAAGGAACAGTCATGTCCGCTCAAAGCGTTGCGCCGGTGGCGCACGACCGAAACCTCCACGTCCTTCCGCATGCAGCAACCAGCACCAGTGCTTTGGTACTGGACGGTGACAGCCTGGACAAGATGATGCGCTTGGCCGAGGTCATGGCCACCGGCCGCGCCACACTGCCGAAACACTTCAACGGCAACCCGGCGGATTGTCTGGCGGTCGTCATGCAGTCGATGCAGTGGAAGATGAACCCGTTCGCCGTGGCGCAGAAAACGCACTTGGTGAATGGCGTGCTGGGCTACGAAGCGCAGCTGGTAAACGCGGTGATCACTACCTGCGCACCGGTGGTGGATCGCCTGCACTACGAGTGGTACGGCGCATGGGAAAAGGTGATCGGCAAATTCACCATCAAGAACGGCGACAAAGGCGAGTACCGCGTCCCGGGCTGGAAGCTTGAGGACGAGGAAGGTCTGGGCGTGAAGGTCTGGGCGACCTTCCGTGGCGAAGACGAGCCGCGCGTGCTTGAACTGCTTCTGGCCCAGGCTCGCACCCGCAACAGCACACTTTGGGCTGATGACCCGAGGCAGCAACTGGCGTACCTCGCCACCAAGCGCTGGTCGCGCCTGTACTGCCCGGACGTGATCCTCGGCGTGTACAGCCCAGATGAGCTGGAAGAAACCGCACCAACCATTCGCGACGTATCACCGACGCGCGGCGCAGCACCAGCAGAGCTTCTGCCCTACCCCGACGAAAAGCTCGCAGAGAACTTGCCCAAATGGCAAGTCGCTGTCGACGCCGGCCGCTCCGCCCCTGATCACCTGATCGCAACTGTCAGCAGCAAATTCACACTGAGCGAAGAGCAGATCGCCAAGATCAAAGCGCTCGCGCCGATTGAAGGAGACCACGAATGAAAATCCACAATGTCGCTCAGGGCTCCGAAGCCTGGCACGCGCTCCGCGCCAACTACTTCACTGCTTCAGAAGCGCCGGCAATGATGGGCGCGTCGAAGCAGATGAAGCGCACTGAACTGCTGCACGCGAAAAAGACCGGGCTCGATCGAGACATATCGTGGTGGGTGCAGAAAAACCTGTTCGACAAAGGGCACGAAGCGGAGGCGCTTGCTCGGCCGATTCTCGAAGGACGAATTGGAGAAGATCTGTTTCCCGTCGTCGGCACCGAAGGTGATCTGCTCGCGTCCCTCGATGGCTGCACAATTCTTGGCGACGTACTGTTCGAGCACAAAATGTGGAACGAGCAACTTGCTGCCGACGTACGCGCCGGCACGCTGGATCCGCACTATTACTGGCAGCTCGAACAGCAGCTACTGGTGAGCGGCGCCGAGAAAGTAATTTTCGTCTGCTCCGACGGCACCGAGGAAAACTTCGTGTCGATGGAATACGCGCCGGTGCCCGGCCGGGCCGCGACGCTCGTCGCGGGCTGGAAACAGTTCCAAGCTGACCTGCTGGACTTCACCCCCGCCGAGGTGGTGCCGGAAGCCGTCGGCAAAACGCCGGAATCACTGCCAGCTCTGCGGATCGAAGTGACCGGCATGGTTACCGCCAGCAACCTGGAGCAGTTCAAAGCCCACTCGCTGGCTGTCTTCGGCTCGATCAACACCGAGCTGGAAACCGATCAGGATTTCGCCGACGCTGAGAAAGCGGTCAAATGGTGCGGTGATGTCGAGGAGCGACTGGAAGCCGCCAAGCAGCACGCGCTGAGCCAAACCGAAAGCATTGACGCGCTGTTCCGCACCATCGACGAGATCGGCGCCGAGGCGCGCGCCAAACGCCTGATGCTCGACAAGTTGGTGAAAGCCCGCAAGCTCAGCATCCGTGAAGACATCGTCATGGATGCGGCTAAGGCGCTGCAGATCCATATCGACCAGATCAATGCTTCGCTGGGCGGTAAAGCGCGGATGCCGGCGGTGCCTGCAGATTTCGCCGGAGCCATCAAAGGCAAAAAGACAATCAGCAGCCTGCGTGACTCTGCCGATTCCGAGCTGGCTCGGGCGAAGATTGCCGCCAGCCAGGTCGGCGACAGCATCCGGAGCAACTTGGCCAGCCTGGGCGAGCTCGCAGCCGACTACATGTTCCTGTTCAACGATGTTCAGCAGCTGGTGATGAAAGCGAACGACGACCTGGTCGCGCTGATTAAGGTGCGGATCTCGGAACACCAGAAGACGGAGGAGCAGAAAGCCGAAGCGCAGCGCGAGCAGATCCGCCAGCAGGAGCTGCAGCGAATTGCGGACGAGGCGAAAGCCAACACACCGGTTGAACCAGCACCAGTCACCAGTCCGGCACCGGTGAAAGCCGCCGCGCCGGTTCAGTCTGCATCGAAGCCAGCGACCACAACCGCGGTGCCGGTGAACCTGCAAGCTGAGGTGTTCGATCTGGAGGCGCTGATCCATGCCGTCGCAGGCGGTCATGTTCCAATCTCGGTTCTGACCGTGGACTGGGAGAAACTCGACGCAATGGTCGCAGCCCAAGGCGACAAGTTCATCATGGCCGGTGTGAGGCTGGTCAAGGTGGCAGCGTGATCTGCCTCAAGCCTTGGTCGATTGAGTGAACATCCAGCCGAATGCAACCACGCCAATGATCGGTCGTATCAGATCTCCGGCTGAGGCCATGCCGGAAAACACCTGCAGCCCGGTAATGACCATCATCGCCAATGCCGCGAGAATGCCAAATGCTGCGATCCAGCGAAAATACCTTGGAAACATTGCGCAACTCCCTTGTGAAGGGGCGGCATCGTAATCGCATTTAGCCATCACTTCAACCTACGTTATCGAGACGGATCACGGAGTGTTGAAGCTTAAAGTCACTGAACTGGCTGGACTTGCCGGCCAGCGGAATTGAAGAGGTAGGCCATGGCCAAGAGCAATGCAGATCGCTCAGCGAAAGCCTCGGCGAAGAGGAAGGAGCGAGGCGAAGAGGAAATCAGGCTTCACTGCCTGCCCGGCACGCGCCAAGCACTTGCTGAGCTGATGTCCTGGAGCGGCATCGAGGAGCAGGGCGAGGCGATCACGCTGATGATTCACCACCTGCACGGCCTCGGCCCGGGCGGCGCCCTTCCCCTGCTCACCCCGCCGCGACACGAATACGTGATACCCGAAAACGTGTCGCGGAAATTGAAGCTCGCTTACCAGCGTGAGGCAATTAGTAAGCCTTTTGAGAGTTGATGATTACTTCGAGTCAACAGGGACAGGTGCCTCGATTACCGCGTGCAGAACAGTAGAAAATATTCTGTAGCTGTAACCGCTTATATCCGAGTCAAGCAGAAGTGAGCCGTCGCTGTTGAAAATTGATCCGTCACGTCGGACATTGAATCGACCCAGTTCTGATTTTGCCGCTCCATTTTTGTGCAAAAACAGGACCGCCTCAGCGAAACCAGCTTTATCAACAGAGATCGGACTTAGCTCAATAGAAAACTGCTTGCCCAGTACCTCTCCTTCGATACTGCGTTCCTTCGCAGATATAGCTGTCATGCCCGCAAAATGATTCAAAGACAGATCCTGCCAATGATCTACAAGGCCTAAGAATTCGGAAGATGCACGAGTCCAGTCCCGTTTTACTTGCGCGATGTAATTGATGAAGTTTTCTGGGTCTCGCGTGAAGTCCATAGCACTGCTCCGAATAGGTCCGTTGTCGGACGAGAAGATGACTTTTTAACTTATGCACCACTAATTTGCCACTACGCCGCGAATCCGGTCACGGAGGGCGGCGCCTGACTGGAAATCACTCATGACCATCACCGCACCGGTCATCCGCTACCACGGTGCCAAGTTCCGGCTTGCGCCGTGGGTGCTGCAACACTTTCCTCCGCACACCTGCTACGTCGAATCATTCGGCGGTGCCGCCGGCGTTCTGATGCAGAAGCCTCGATCGTACGCCGAGGTCTACAACGACCTGGACGGCGACATCGTCAACCTGTTCCGCGTCCTGCAGGATCCGGTGACGCGATCGGGACTTACCGAACGCCTGGTTTTCACGCCCTACTCTCGAGAGGAGTTCGAGCTTTCGTGGGAGCCGAGTGCCGATCCAGTAGAGCGAGCCCGGCGAACCATCATCCGCGCCCAGATGGGCTTCGGATCGGCCGGCGCCACCAAGGGGGTAACTGGCTTCCGCATAGACACAAAACGACAGTACGGCACAGCCCAGTCACTGTGGGCGACCTACCCTGAGCAGCTTGCCGAGGTTGGCCAGCGCTTGAGCGGCGTGCTGATCGAGAACAGGCCCGCGATCGAGGTGATCAGGGCGCATGATGGGCCGCAGACGCTGCACTATGTTGACCCGCCCTACGTGCATGACACCAGATACAAAGGCGCATCGAGCGGCCGCTACTACAAGCACGAAATGGACGACGCGGCCCACCGCGAATTGCTCGGCGTTTTGCTCGAACTGGAAGGAATGGTTGTGCTGTCCGGGTACCCGAGCGACCTGTATGCAGAGATGCTGCCGGGCTGGGCCTGCTACAGCACTTCGGCGCGGATCAGCGCCAGCCGTGGCACTGCGAGCCGCACTGAATGTGTCTGGCTGAGCCCGGCATGTGTCGATCGGGCCAGCCAAATTGAGTTGGGCCTCAATGAACCCGCGTAGAAATCAAATCACCGCCAACAGCGTATCGACTATCGGGGCAAAGTGAGCCACAGAGTTCCTGGCTGTTGAGATGTGCGCTCCTGTAAGACCGTCTGCGCCCGTACAATCATAGATAGGCTTTCGAGCATCTTGGGAGTAAGGAATCAAACTATGAAGATTCGGAATACCACCCAAATCAAAATTACCATCAGCCCAATGAAAAACCTGACCTAAAGGGTCCAGCTTCGCAACGATGTTGTTTTGTACCGCGCCTTCGATCTGCTCACCGAAGATGTTCCACCCCCTGGTCATGCCAGTAGCATTGGCGCGAATGTTATGTTGCTGTTTTACATAGCCAAGAAATGCCGGACGGCCAGCCGGAAGATCAATACCATGCGCGGCGCCGTTAATATTGCATTGATCCCATCCGGCACGCCAAGTCTGTAGTTTACTTCCTAAGTTTTCCGTCCCTCGAATGGAAAACAGGTCAGGAGATACAGGAACTACAAAATAGTCACTTGCAGCCAGCACTGCTCGATTCAGCGAACCAAGATTTGGACCGAGATCCATTAAGACCACGTCGGCTTCTACTGCTTCGGCGCACCATAGAATGTATCGATAGATTGCAGATTGCACGCGCAAAGAAAGTGGGTCGCCACCACGGGCGCTACTCCACGTATCACCCAATCTGTCTTCATACGAGCTCAGCAAAACATCACCTGGAATTAGATACATATTCTCGTAAGTACCTCCAGCATAACGCTTTGTAACTTTTGTCGGCTGTCTTTGTCTGATATCGCCAAGCCCACTGTATACCCGCTCAATAGCATTCCAAATACTATTTCCGCGATCTGGCTTCCAACTTTTCTCAAGTTCCGCATCACTCAAGCAATATGCAGAAAGATTGCACTGGCTATCCAGATCAACTAGTAGAACTTTTTTGCCTTTGCGCTCTAAAAGGTGCGCAATGTGATAGATGTAAGTGGTTTTACCAACCCCGCCCTTGTTATTGAAAACGCTGATTATTTTCATAAAAGCATCCTTCCATGCGCCATGCCTAAAAGCTTTCGATGTTCTCACATTGAGCTGATTGATAGTAGCGGAAGGTGTAATTCGGGTGGGAAACAGATATTCATCACTCCCCCTTCCTTCTCCACCGCCCGGGCATGCCCCGGCATAGGACATTGTCATGCCCGCAGAAACAATCATCGACTGCCCAGCTTTGCATACGCGCAGTAAAGGCTTTCCATTCGGCGACCGCGTGCCGTGCACCGTGCTCATGGTGAAGAACGTAACTGCAGACCCAATGCCCGGAATTGGCTATGCCTACATCAAAGGTTCTATGCCAATGGCGAAACAAGACAGCGTGTACGAGGCGTGGACGAACAGCCACGGCGCCGTTGCCGCTGTATTGCCTGACGGTCGCCACCTTGGCCTGCGTCCCGGCGAATTCGAGGTGTACACCTGGCACGACCTCTCACCAGCGCCAGCATCGTCTGGAGTGACGCTCGCCGTCGATCGCGCCAACCGCCTGTACCTGGCCGGCCCCATGACTGGCTTCGAAGACTTCAACTTCCCTGCTTTCAACAAGATGGCCGCTGATCTTCGCGGCCGGGATTACGTCGTCGAGAACCCGGCAGAGCACGGCGTGGTCGATGGCGCGGACTGGGCCGACTACATGGCCTACGACCTGACCCGCCTCGGCCTGTGCGGGCAGGTAGCGGTGCTGCCCGGCTGGGAAAACTCGAAAGGCGCCCGGCTCGAAGTGCACATCGCCCGCGAGCTCGGCATGCCGGTAGTGAATGCCCACGAACTGATCAACAACAAGGAGGCTGTATGAGCCATAACACCGAAGCACTGGCACGCAAAGTTGAGCAATTGGAAGGGTTTCGCGCCCAAGTGCAGGCGATCTGTGAAAGCGGGAAGCACCGCACGATTCACACCCAAGCTCAGATGTGCGGGTTTCTCGATGGACTCCGGTTCGAAGCGCTGAAGGCGACGCTAGACCCAGCGCCTGAACGGGATGACGACCACGCAGATGAGATTGAGGAGAAGGCCCGCGCCATCTACGAAGGCTGGTCGGTTAAGCCAGGCTTTGTGCCTTGGGTTGAAGGCGGCAATTCGACCATGCAGCGCGAAGCTCGGGCCATGGCGCAACGGGCGATGGAGATTGCAGGATGAGCGAAGTAAGCCGGTATTGGGTGAATGGCGACGGTTACCTATTCGGATGCTCCTCAGCCTGGGAGCCGAAAGACGATGAGCTGGTGATGTGGCCGGACTTCAAGCGCGTGCAGGATGAGCGTGACGCCCTGCAGCTGCGCCTGAACGCAGCGGATCAGCGGATTGACGACTTGGCGGCTGCTGCTGAGCCTTTCGCGAATGTGGCTGACCTGTATGCCGGCGAAGAGGACGATTCACACGAGCCAGCGCGCGATGTCGGCATGCATGATGACCTGCGCCTGACTCTCGGCCACTTCCGCGCTCTCAACGATCTGTGCACGAAACGTTTGATTAAGTCGTAACTCCCTCCCCCTTCAAAGTCAGCCGCTATAGCGGCAAGGACGAAGTCATGCCTGAAGAAATCAAATTGATCCAGCCAGCACCGGTCGTGCGCGACGAAATGGGTTCTTTCCAGCACCCGGATATGCCCGACTTCGACGAGGGTGACGGCGATAAGTGCAAAGCCTGGGTTGCGGAACAGAGGCTGACCGTTACACAGGTCTGCCTTGAATACGCTGACGAAGCCGTTGCTGATCGCTACTTCGAAGCCGACGCCCCTGATTTCAGTTACTGGGAGCCTGACCGCCCTGAAGGCGAAGGCTGGTTCTGCCTTTCCATCCACGACACTGACAACGGCCCGGTCTGCTGGTGGGCTCGCCGCGAGGTGACGCCATGAGCCGTAGCGGATACAGCGACGATTGCGGCGGATGGGATCTGATCTGCTGGCGGGGCGCCGTGAAGTCGGCACTGAAGGGGAAGCGCGGCCAAGCGTTCCTCATCGAGTTGCGCGATGCAATGGACGCGATGCCGGAAAAGCGACTGGTCACAGACACGCTCGAGGCCGACGGCCAGTTCTGCACACTCGGCGTGCTCGGCGCGAGGCGCGGTCTCGACATGACCCGCATCGACTCTCATTGCCGTGAAAGCGTTTCGGAAGCTTTCGGGATAGCCGAAGCCATGGCTGCGGAGATCGTTTTCGAAAACGACGAGCGCGACGGCGAGTATCAGCTGCAAGCGGATGGCCGTTACAAGCTGATCCCGGAAACACCGGAGCTGCGCTGGCAGCGGATGCGCAAATGGGTCGACTCCCACATCAAGCAGGTGACGCCATGATCATCGATGACGTGATGACAGACAATATCACCCTGCACGGCCTCGGGTTCGTGCAGGTCCAGTTGGAAGGCAACCAGCGCCTGCACGTTTGGCACCCTGAGTTGCCGCGCCGGGCGTGCTTCGAGCATTCAGCGATCCACGACCACCGCTTCAACTTCACCTCACGCGTCATTGTCGGCACGCAGTTCAACCATGAGTTCGAGCTTGTCTGCCATGACGCTGGCGAATTCATGCTGTACCTGCACGAAGGCGCTCGGACAGCGTGTGGCGGCCGGCCATGGACGCCGGACGGTCGGGCAGATTTGGTGCATGTCGGAACAATCGGAATTACCTCCGGCAACGATTACAACACCCGAGCGTACGCATATCACCGCACTGAGCCGGGCGGGGATGGTCGCGTGGCGACGATCATGGCCAAGCGCGGCGAGTATCCGGCCGGCGCCCACTCAACTTGCCGAGTCGGCGTTGAGCCTGACACTGACTTCGACCGGTTCCAGTGGTCGCCCGCTCAACTCTGGGAGGTCGTCAGCGATGTGCTGCTCGGCCAGAAGGTGACGCCATGATCTTCGCCCCGCTCTACATGGCCTACCTGATCTACAGGGGGCCGTGGCGATGAACGAACCAATCACCAAAGAATTTTATTCTGCCGCGCAGGCTGCTCAGCACGCCGCCGAATGGTGTAAACGCAATCCAGCATGGCGCCGGATCTGTGATATCCCAGATACCTCCGTGTTCGAAAAAACCTACGATGAGATTCCAAAACGCGAGCGCGCCTACTGGGACAAGAACGGCGGCGAAGAATGCTGGCGAGAATTCGGCACCGGAGGAACCAAGGTGCCAACTGGTTTCATCTCCGGCAAGGGTGAGTTTTTCGACCATGTGCTCAAGGTGCCGCTCCATCACAACCTGATGACGGTTTATCGCGTTGGCAGGCGCTGGAAGCCATGAGCCACATGGTCAGCGTACGCACCGAGGAACTGGCCGACGCGGCGCTGAATTGGGCAATCAACGCGATCGAGGGTGATCAGCAGCCCGGTACCGGTCAGCTGCAACTCTTCGCCCTGCCCGACGCCGAGCAACTGATCACGAAGTACGGCGTCTGGGTCGATGTTGGCCGCCGGCACCCGTGGCTGGCTGATATGACCAACGAGCCGTTCAACCGCCAGCCCGGCGAAACCCGAACCATCGCAGTGCTCCGCGCCGTGGTCTTCGCCAAGCGCGGCGGCACGGTGAAAGTCCCCGCCGAACTGATCCAACAGTAACCCTTCCCCTACTCAACAGCCTGCCGGTGTACGGCGGGCGAGGTACTCGTATGTCCGATCAAAAACACCACCTGCGCGAAGCCGTTATCGAAGCGATCATGGATATGGCCCAGCACCTGCCGCTCGACTGCCAGATGTTCGTCATCACCTGCCGGCCAGGCAAGGCCGACTTTGACCTGGTGCTGCCGTCGCCCGCGGCGAATTTGAATAACGCGCTCGACGCGCTGCGCCGCCAAGGCCTGAGCATTGATGGTGACAACGCCTACAAGCGCGACCTGCTGGACTCTGTAGTCGGTGCATTGGCGCTCGGCGCGCAGAACAGCAACCCACCACCGACCGGACACTGGGGCCAGCGCTTCTGGGATATCGGCCGCGAGGAACGCGGACTGCACGAAGAGCTCGTCGCCGCGCTGAAGCTCACCCGCGAGAACCTGCGCGCCTGTCAGGCGACCATCCACTTGGCCGGCTACTTCGATCCCGCCTACGTGAACGACGCTCAAGCCGCAATGGCAGTTGCCGACGCAGCTCTGGCCAAGGCCGGCGCATAACCCATCACCGCCTTCTGCCGCCACGCGCGGCATGGAGCAACAACGCCCGCCCCGGGCAGAGGACGCCGCTATGCCTGGAGAGCTGCAAGTTCTACAAGCACCAGACCCCGACAAAATCACAGAAAAGCAAATGGCCGAACGCCTCGGCACAACCATGAAGGCCCTGCAGACCCGACGCAGCAGAAACCAGATCCCCGAAGGGGTATGGAACAAGTTCGGGCACAACATCATGTACAGCATCAGGAGATACGACGAATGGCTCGAAAGCCTTTGGGTTTGCCCGCCGGGTTGGAAATCAGGGGCGACACCATCCGGATCCGTTTTAGTTGGGACGGTAAGCGTCGATCCGAAACACTCGCGCTTCCCACCACGAAAGCGGGCATCAAGGCTGCCACCAGTCTTAGAGATCAAGTAGTCGGCCTGATCAAGCATGGTCTGCTCGACGAAGCGAAATACGCAGAATTGTTCCCCGGGTCGGCATTGGCCGGGGGCAAGGAGGTTTTGTTCGGGGAGTATGCGCAGGCATGGTTGAGCGGAAGGGAAATTGAGGAGGGCACGCACCTCAACTACAAAAGCGCGCTGAACCTGTACTGGATGCCATACCTGGCACTCACTCGCTTGACGGCGATCAGTACGATGCTGCTGCGAAAAATCGTAGGGGAGATTGAGTGGTCGTCGCCAGGCGTGAAACGTAACGCCATCGTCCGACTGAGCACCATTCTGGATGATGCTGTGCGAGAAGAGCTCATCGGGAAGAACCCGGCCGAGCTATTGGACGCGCCGAAGCGCAAGAAGGGTGAACCTGATCCGTTCACGCTGGAAGAGGCCAACAAGATAATCGCGGAGCTTTACAGCTCAGAGCATTGGCCAAGTTCGATTTACGCAGCCTTCTTCGAGTTCGCTTTCTTCACCGGCATGCGGCCGCAGGAGATCATCGCCCTCCGCTGGGATGCTGTGGACAGGGTGAAGCGCCAGGCTCACGTCTGTCGCGCGATCGCCCAGGGAGTGATCAAGGAGCGCACCAAGACGAAGAAAAATCGGTATGTGCTGCTCAATGATCGCGCACTGCACGCTCTGGCGTTTGCTGAGCAGTACGCGGAGCGCCGGAAGGCCGGCACCGGGGCGATCAAGGATTTCCCCTATGTGTTTCCCCCTTCCAAGATGAGCCAGCACGTCAGACAGACCTCGGACCTGCACAAACAATGGGGGCCGGCACTGGAAAGGCTGAAGGTTCGTTATCGGCCGCCGTACAACTGCCGTCATACTTATGCGACAATATGCATAATGTCTGGCATGAATCCCGCCTTTATTGCCCAACAGCTTGGACACAGCGTCCAAATGCTGCTCTCGACCTATGCCCGCTGGCTGAATTCCAGCGGTGACTGGGGCGAGATGGAAAAGCTCCAAAATGCCCCAGGAATGGCCCAAGCGCCAAATGTGCGGCTCGCAACCCATTGA